GGAGTCCTTCACCTCGTTCCCATCGCCTTCCTTCTGCATGTATATCCTGAAATAACCTTTCATACCTTAATTCAACTTTTTATAATTGCAAATATACAAAATAATACATAAATATGCAAGAAATATCCGATTAAAATGCATAAACATACAAAAAGAGGGCACGGATATAGATCCGCGCCCCAGATTATTACTTCATCTTCAATGATTTTGTTCCGTTAAGAACTCTATTGAAGTTGTCGTTATACTCAACGAATATTCTTTCAATCCTCTCGGCCGCATCCGCATTGCGTAACGTATTTCGAGCAATCGCATTAAGCTGCGTCAGCTGAGATTTGGCAATCTCACTCATCTCTGGATAGTACTTAGCCTGCTCTGCGCGCATAACTGAACAATCCAACCTGATTGCGTTAACATAACTTAACAATATGTCGGCGGTTTCCTCTGTTATTTCCTTCACAGAGTTCCTTGATGACGAACTGCTGTTGTCGGACCAACCATAGGTCTTCTTTAAGAAGTCTCGTGTCGCCTCTATCTGCTTAGAAAGGTCTTCTGTAGAGTTTTTGACATCAGCGTATTCTGAACCAGTGTACTCAGAGATTACATTTCCGTTCGAATCCTTTATATTCTCTGTGCCGCCATTCGGATCTCCATATTTCTTGGTCTTCTCAAGGAGAGCGTTTATCTTGTCCTTATAAAGATTCTCAATCATGGAGTTCAAGATGGTCTTCTTCAGGTTGTCCTCGAAGTGCTCAACGAGATTATCTGACGAATTCGCCATCGTTGCCATTGTGTCACCCCAGGAAGACACCAAGTCCGAGAACTTATTGCCGGTAAGCTTCTCTGTAATAGCCTCAACCATATCGTCAGCCTTATCTCCATATTGAATGAGCTTTTCCAGGTAATCCCTAAACTCAGAGTCCATGTTAGCCCAAAGACCGGTGTAGTTCTTCTTGATTTCGGAAAGAGTATCAGCATTCATGTTGAGCATATCTTCCATGCCGTTGAACTGAACGCCATACTTCGAAGATATATCTCCTGCAACATCACGCCAATTCTGTCCATTGTACTTGTACGAACCCTTCCACATTCGATACCAGATGGAGTGGGAGCCAGCTGACGAACCAGAGTTGAGCCTCTTCTGGGCTATAACCTTGGTCTGCTCTATCTCGGCCTTAAGCATCTCCTGAGCCTCCTTGGATGCCTTTATAGCCTCAGTACCCCAATGGATATTCATATACTCAGTCTTCTTCGAGATGAGTGAATCCCAAATGGAGGTAAGGTTGTCGTACTCAGCCTTCGCCTTTTCGTAGCTGCTGTAGTCTGCGCCAAATGCCTTGATGAGCGAACTTCCAACACTCAGGGCTGCTGCCGCTGCCGCTCCGTAAGGACCTGCCGACCCGAGGCCGAGAGCGCTTAAACCGCCAGATACATTGGCAGCTGCGCTAAATGCGTTGGAAGCACCTCCTGCAATCTGACCGAGGATAGAATTCTGCTCGCCGAGAGCCTCAAACAGGTTAATGACTGGATCCATGATGTTTGATAAAGCCTGCATCTTTCCCGATAGAGAAGTAATAGCCTTTGAGGAATCATTGTATGCTCCCTTCTTGCTATTCTCTAAGTCAGCATTGCTGTACCATTTACCCGCTATCAGTCCGGTCTTCTTTGCCTGGGCATCTGAGATATTAATTCCTGAAGCACCAATCTTCCTGTTACTTTTAAGAATATCTCCGATTGCATTTCCCCTACGTACACCTCCAAATACAGATGGTAGTGGATTTCTGTCAATCTGTTCATTTCTCAGCTTATCCAATGCATCACGCAACTGCTTAACAACTTCGATAGAAAGACCTGTAGTCCTAGAGAACTCATCGATATTGTTAATCATTGTATTGATGGTAGCGGAAGATACCCTGTCAAGGTCATCGAAGATGGCAACCCAGTCCGACTCCTGCTTGAACTGCTCGAACTGAAGCTTCGCAACGTTCTCGTTGTGAGCCTTTGTTGCGCCCTCACTGGCCCTCTCCCTCATCTGTGGGTCTTCGATACCTTTGATGAGTTCAAGCTGTCTCTCGTATTTGCGGTTCTCATCCTCAATCTGCTGGGCGATGGTTGCATTATTCTCAATCAGGTTAACCATCAGGTCGATGGTCTCCTTCTTGATCTTGTTGTTCTCATCTTCCAGCTTCTTGCGGATATCGTAAACACGAGTCTCTTCGCCATACTTATCCTTGACATTTTCAAGACTCATTCCCTTAACCTCGTCCGTAGTCAAGTTAAGGCCGGACTGAACGTTGTCGTGCTTTACCGCAATGTCAAGCTGTTCCTCCAGGAACTTTTTGTAAGTGTCAAACTGAACAATTCCACCGAAAGCTATATTCTGAGCACCTTTCTTGTTTCCGGTCAGCTCGTACATTTTCTTATACGTCTCGTACTGTTCGGAGATAGTATCAAGCTGCTTGTTAAGCACATTCAGCTCGTCTCTTCGCTGGTCTTCAAGAAGTTTTCTGTTTTCAGTCTGAATACCTGCCTTCTCGTTTGCGGCGTAGTCCAATCTGCCCTTCGTTGACGCAGGGAGAGTCTTCAAGAGCTCCTTGATGGAAGTCTCGTAGTTGGTGTAGTCAGAGATAGGGAACCTCTTCTTGTCACCAAAGATAGCCTCAAACTCTCCGTCATTAGCAAGCTGGCCAAGAGCACCTTCTCCATAAAGCTCCTTAAACTTCTTGATTTCAGAATACATCTTCTTATATAAGTCGATGCGCTTTCTCAAATCTTCAAGAGCCTTATCTGTCTGCGCGCCTGTTGACCTACGGCCACCGGTTTTCTTATTTTTCTTCTTGTCGTCACCAGTAAACCATTCGCCCCAGTTATCATGATAAGCCTGCATCTTAAGTTCGTACTCCTTCTGCTTCTGTGTAAACTCGTCGAGAGAAAGATTGCCCAGCGCAAGCATCTTCTTTCTGGTGTTGAGTTCCTTTTTTGCAGCAGTAATGTCCGACTCAGCGTTGCTCTTTGCTTTATCGTAGTCGTCTCCGGCATCCTTTCCCCAACTCTTGACGTACTTGTTCTTCTCATGATAGTCGTAACCACTACCCTTGAGATTCTTTTCGAGCTGCTGGGTGAGATCCGAGTCATCGTTCCTGAATACGAGATGAATGACAGCCTCGAATCTATCAGCCGCAAGCATTCGCTTCAATGCGTCTGACGCAAAAGGATAGTCTTTCTGAACCTGAGCCGCAGCATCCTTCATCATGTTTGAAACCTGGACCTTCTCTGCATCTGTCAATTCCTGGTTGTTGCGAATCTTGTCACCAATCCAAGGAAACGAAGTGTTTACTGCGTTATCGAGAGCATCCTTGAATTTATTCTCGTAGAAGCCAGTTTCAACACCCATCGCATTAAGAACGTCAGCACGGAACTGATCAGAAACATCCTGGTTCCATCCCTGCTTTGCAAAGAATGACGAAAGAATCTGGTTAGCCTTACCCTGCAACTCCGGGCTGTTGCTAATATCTCCAAGCTCATTAATGAGATAATTGCGCATGGCTTTCACCTCATCCTTATACTTTTCCTCCCAGGAGTTGAAGCTAGCAAAGTCGGATTGGGTGGCATTAATCATATTCGCCTTTGCGGATGCCGAAGAGAACGCTTCTGCTATCTCCTTTGCAGAAGACAGCTTCTCGTCGAATCCCTTATAGGTATCCTCGTTAGAAAGAGATTTCTGAGTGCTCTCCTCAACCTGTTTGAGAAGGATGAGCTGTTCTTTGAGGTACTTAAGTCTATCCTCATTCGATTTCTTTTCGAGAAGGCTCATTGTGAAAGCATTTTCCTTTTCAGGAGCAATCTCCTTCAGCTTTTCCTTATATGCGTCAATAAGGTTTTCTATCTCTTTCTCATCGCCGTCCTTAATGGCTTTATCCGCATCGTTATCGCGAAGAAACTCGCTAATCTTAGTGTATCTGTCTTTCAGTTCGTCAGCAGTAGTCTCCATGTCTTGCTTCAGCTGCTGATGCTTCTGCCAGTAGTATGCAAAGATTGCAGATCCGGCAGATATAGCTATTCCTGGAAGCCCACCAAGAAAACCGATGATAGAACTGAATCCGGATTTCAATCCTCCGAGAAGTAGACCTCCTGCGGCTCCCCATTTACTAGGGCTAGCCAATCCCTTCAGCACTCCACCAAGGGAGATTCTGTTCACCTGACCTTCCTGCTTGGTGAGAGCCATACCTTGCTTATACATCTCCTTGGTTATCTGGCCGGTAACATACAAGCGCCTGAGCTCGGCTTTTGTTATCGCATTTGCCTTTGCGAGTGCCTGGATATCCTGAATTCGAATCTGATTTTTATACTGAAGAATCTGTTTCTCTACAGGAGTTATTTTCTCGCCACGCAAGAGCTTAAGTTCTGCTTCTTTCGCAATATTTCCCTTAGAGTTAAGTATCCTCTTTCCTATGCCGCCTTCCAGGGTCTTAACTCCACGCATAAGGGCCGGACCTGCGAATGCCGCAACCATAGCAGGACCCAAGACGTGAATCTGCTGCACGAGATTGGTAACAACATCAAGAATACCTTTGAAAGTTCCACCTATAATATTCTTGCCGTTAGCAAAGTCGGCAAGCATGATTTCCCAGGCATCTTTCAGCTTGTTATATCGTCCGAGCAGAGTCTCACTCAGAACCTGCTGCATGTTGTAGAACTGACCACCAGCATCAGTCATCTGCCAGAAGATTGACTTCACGTCATCAAAACTTACATCTCTGCTTGATATACGAGTCTTAATCTCTGATGTAGAGACATTTCGACCCTCTTGCTTAGAGTAGAACTCAGATAACTTTTCGAGCAGAGGAATACCTGCATAAGCAATCTGACGGAGTTCCTTACCATCGAGCCAGCCACGAGCCTGAACCTGTCCGAACGCCAAAGCGATACGATCGAAGCTGACACCAAGACCAGAAGACATATCTGCAAGTCTCTTGGTTGTATCGTAAAGCTGGTCGTACTCTACGCCATACGCAGCCAACTGCTTAATATCTCGATTCAACTCTGAGAACGTAAATGGCGAATTAAGAGCGAGTTCCTTAATCTGATTGAACATTGTATTCGCATTCTGCATATCACCAAGGATGGACTGGAGAGCAATATGTTGCTTCTCCATCTCACCACCAGTAGTGATGATGCTCATCGCGAACTGCTGTGCGCCGAACACAAGACCTCCCTGCAAGAAAAGTGACTTCAAATCCTGCACGGTTGAATTCAGTTTTCCCGCATGGCTGTTGGCTCTCTCGAAGCCGCGGACCAGCTGAGACTGGATCTTAGCTCCTGAGTCAACGATTGCCTGCTGACGCTTTCGTTCAATCTCAACTCCTCTTTGCGCCTCTTTATTCGCCTTGTCGTAAGATGCCGCAAGGTTGTTTGCCGCCTGAACTTCTCTTCCGTTTCCAAGGTTACCTAACTGCCCAACCGCAGTTCTGTCTCCTCTTTCCAGTCTGTCTCTGAGTATCCTAAGATCATCAAGTTGCCCCTTTAAGTACGCTATCTTAGCTGTTGCTTCGGATACATCTAAGCCAAGCATTTTTGATGTGAAGGTTTTCTCTTGGAGATTTTTCAACGCTTTATCAAGAGACTGAATTCTACGCTTAGTATTTTCTAAATCTGCACCAAGTTGTCTGTCGGTTGATTTGTTAATCTTCTCAACTGATGAGTTTAGCTTATCCTGTGCAGCCTTTGCGTTGCCAATCTTGTTGGTCAGAATTCTATATTCAGAAATGAGTTCAAGAACTGCTTTCTTGTCGCTGACATTAACTTGATTGAGTTTATCATAGAAATGAGACAACCCGATGATTGCGTTTTGGATCTTAGATATGTCTGCGCCAACCTTTAATCCTTTGTCGTACGATGAGTTGTACTCGACGATTTTTCTATTAACCTCGCTGAGCAGTTCCTTTACTCTCCTAAAACGAGCTTCAGTTTGCTCTAACTGGCGTTCGTCAGCCCTGACAGATGCATTCTCCTTACTCTGATCTTTGAGCGCAGCATTTGCCTTTTCTCTCCAGGCCGAAAGCTCCGTAATAGTATTCTTGAAGCTCTGTCCAAGCAAGTCTTTTCCGGCAAAGCTTCCGATATCAGACTTGATTCTCCCAATCTCCTGGCGAATATAGTCAAGCTTTGATGTATCTACGCCAAGAGTGATACTCTTAGCATTCAGCTTGTCGATATTATCAAGAAGGATGTTAGTTGAAGAAATAAGTTTCTCCTGTCTTTTCTCTGCACCTGATATTGAGTCAGCGGTCTTTCTCTCGGTTACAATCTTACCCTTCTCTCGGTTATAAGCCTGTATTGCTACTGTGGCCTTGATTGTTTCAACGAGTACGTCAGAGATAAGATTCTTCATCTGAGCTGCGTCGGTAAGCATTGTAGGGTTCAGCTTTGCAGCATTTAGACGGGTAAGGATATTGTCAAGCTCGGAAATACTTCCGGTTAGCATAGACGTGCTGTAACCCTTCTGTGTTCCTTCCGACATCAAATCTCGCATCTTGGCAAGCTTCTCTGTCACACGGGCAATATCTGCCTCAACCTTTGCTGCACCACCAGTGAAAGCAGAGAGAGGGTTGTCCTTTTTGAATGTAGAGATAATGTCCTGAACGTCCTTTTTTGCCATTCCAAGTACTCTCGTGAGGCTACTAAGGATGTTTGAGTCGTCAACACCACCACTATGGATAAGACTGATAATGGATTCTCTTAACTCGTTCAGAGATTTCTTTGCGTTATCAAGGCTCTTTGTATCGACGTTAGGGTTCTCTGCCTTTGTATTGCTAATCTTCTTCTCCTGGATATTTATATCCTGAAGCAGCTTGATATATGCAAGAGCATTCGAAATCCTATTCTGCCAAGCCTTTACTCTATCGGCATCGTCCTCATTCTTGGACATTCTCTGTAATTCAGAGTTTATCGTTCCAAACAGGCTAGCAATCTTGGCTAGATTGCCAGCTCCGAGGAATTTTCCGGTAAGGATGTTTGCATCATTCCTGCCTGACCCCTTAAGAATCTTGGCGATATTAGCAATACCCTTTGAGTTCTTTTCTATATATTCGTTCGCTTCTCGGAAAATCTTAGAGAAGTTGCTGCCGTTTACCTGGTTAAGACTGGCAACAAGCTCCTCACCACGCTTCTTTGCGTCCTGAGTAGCCTGGTCAACACCATTCATACCCTTCACGATTTTCTGAAGGGTCTTCGACATCTCATCCTTAATGCCAAGAGAGATAAACAAGTCGCCTAAATTTCCACCTGCCATATCCTGAATATTTTATAATTAGAGTTTATTGTTTAAGTAATCAGCAAGACTTATCTTCTTGCCAACGAGGCTTCCCTCATTCTTCTTTTTCTCCATCCACCTGTCGTAGAGGTCATCCATCTCCTTCTTGGTGTGCTTCTTCGGACCACCTTCCTTCTTCGTCTTTGGATAGACAACAAGAGGCTGGTCTGCAACCATGAGGTCAATCTGTGCCGATGAATAGCCCCACCAGTAGTCGTAGGCTGCGATGAAGTATTTGCGCTGAAAGAGGAAACCGAACTTCTCTGCTAGTGAGAAGGCTGCTCCCCAGCTTGTTCTGCTTGGATAGCTTTTGCTTCGCTCCTCGTCATCGTCATCATCACGTCCGTCATCCCGGTCGCTAATATGGTAGCCAGTGAGAATGCGTTCGATGGAATTTTTTTTTTAGAAACATCGAGAACCCTCAGAACCTCGGCCACATCCACATCCTTGATGTAGTAGAGCCAGCGCCAGTAGATCCAATAAAGGAATCGAATCTTCCAGATGTTGTTGAGGAGAATGCAGACGCAAATCTTGACGTTGCGCTTCCATTCGTTCTTCTCCTTTACCCTGATGTGGGAACACCTGCTCATGGTTCCCTTGCGAAGCCAGCCGAGCTTGTGCTTCTTTCCACGGAACACGAACTCGGTAGGCTCGTCGTGCAGCACGCTATCAAGCAACTCCTGCAAGTCCACCGAAGGCTGCTCAATTTTCTTTTCTTCTGCCATGATTGTATGCTATTAAAAATGAGATAGGGCGGCACGGCTGTTGACTAGCCTGCCGCCCTACGGTTTGTTATCCTGAATCTAATTACCTAAAGAAGCCTTATTCAACAGTTTCCCAGTTGTCGTCCTTAACCCACTCGGTGTCGGTTACTCGGGTATCCATATACCTCTCCTTTACGACAGCAGAGCCGGTATTGTAGGTAATAACGAGTCCCTGTCTGCGGTTTGCCGCAGGAACGGTCTTACGGGTTGTTGCCACATCAGTCTTGTAGGTGAGGTTCATAACACCGTCGCCCTTGGTCAGCCAAGCTACACTCTTCGTACCTGCACCCTCAACTGAGCCGGAGAACTTGAACGCAACTGGCTTAGAACCTGAGTCGTCCCACTGCATTGTCGCATACATCGAGAGGTTAGTCAGAACCATGAGATTCTTCTTCTCCTCGTCAACAATAACGATAGTACCACGCATCTTGTAGAGCTTTGGCTCTACGGCAACACCGGTATACTGAACATCAAGAGTATTGTCACCGGTTCCGGCAAGAGTCGCACTGATATCGTTTACAGCGTCTTCGCCGAACATCGCCTTGAGAAGCTCCTTCGCCTTAGAAGGAACGACGAACTCTACGTTGAAGTCACCAAGTTCAGCAGTGGTAGCCCAGTCACCAGAAAGGCCGATAACCTTGTAATGGTTGATTGTAGGGTCGTCCATTGTAGCCTTCAGAGAGTCAACCTCAACAGGAAGCTCCATGTCAACAGTAAGCTTAATGTCACTCTTGGAGAGATCAACCAATGCTGCGGAGTAGAGCAGCGACTTAGGGCCGCAGAACACTTCCTTCATTTTTTCAATAGTCACCATAATCTAAAATATTTTAAATTGTTATACCTGAATCTTATTTCGTACGTAACCTTCCCTGTATGATCGTCACGGAAAAACCGGCTCCGTCGTCGGACTGAATAGCGATGTTCGGCCTGGTAACGATGATGTTGTCTGTTGAAATTGGAAATCTTTCGAGGACAGCCTTGACTTTCTTATCCATTTCCGAAGGACTGAAACCATTCGGATTCGCCGAGGAGGCCTTATCTCTTACATACACCTCTATCTGGATAGTGGTAGTATAGTCGTTGTAGGAGCCATCGTAGTTCATCTCGTTGTTCCTGATTGTGTACGGAGCACTTACGACGATGTAGCTACCTATTTTGGTATCTACAGCCTTAGGACGATTCCTGGGGTACACCTTGTCGCATATACCCTTTACGGCGTTCCCTAAGTCGAAATATATCTGCTTGATATCTACCATAGCTTACAGTTTGTTAAAAGTTGAACTATTGGCGTACACTACGCAGGCATCGAACATATCTGGAAGAGACTCGTATGTGTTGTAAACTGTCTCGAAAATGCGGTTCTCCTTATCGAATACTGCATATTCAACAGGACATATCGCAACGAGTGCCCAGTCTTTCCCGGTAGATTTCACCTTTCCGATACGTCCGTATAGAAGGTTTGGACCCCACTGGTGACCGCCACCGACTGAACCGGTGTAGCCTTTGTTCTCTCCTCCGTCGTAGTAGAACGGGAGATTGTATTTCTCTCCTTCTGCCAGGGTTACTCGCGTTGGTGCTTTTTCACCCTTCGAGGCACGCACCATGTAAATGAGCTTTCCTTTGTAATACACTGCTGCATAGAACGAAGTATATGCGTTACCGGTGATACTGTAGAACGTCCTGTTCTCTTTGAAATAGTTGACGGTTCTGTGAGCAAGTTCCTGCATAATCGCAAGCATCTTGTCATACGCCAGCTTTTCGACCCTTGGCTTAATCTGATGCTCGAACTGCGCTCCGAGAGACAGACGCTTTCCGCTAAAGTATTTCGCCATAATCTAAACCCTTGTTAAGTTCCAATACACGACGGTTCTGTTGTTATCCGGCTCGCAGTCCTTGACCATACCTACCTCGGTATTGTTGCCGACAGTGGAGTAGATGGTGTCGCCGTCAAGAGGACATCTGTCAGCATCCCATTCGTCATATCTGACCGGAATCGATGCCTTCCTCTTGTTCTGGTCGACATTCTTGTCTCCCTCTGTAGTGGTATCGGTGTAGCTGCGGCCTTCGCCATAGTAGAGAATGATTTCCTTGTCCTCACCAACTGGAGCATCATCATCGGCGAACGGGTCATCAGGGTCGGCCTTTCCGACGACCTTCCTCACGATCTTGATGATGTGAGGGTATCTTGGGTTTCTGATGTTTTCCTTTTCCATACGCCTTATTTGATGATGTGAGGGAGAGGTTCTCCCCAAGGAGAATAATTCGCCCTCTTTACTCCGTGGGAGGTCACCCGGAAGGTGGACTTCTTCTTGAGCATCGAATCAGGCTCCAGCTCTGCATATATAGCGTTAGCCTCTGCCTTCATCTCGCTCCTGTCGTTGTCCGACATGTCATAGCCACCTCCCGAATGAGTCCATCCGTTATCGGAATCGGAGGTGTTGTTCACCTTGCTCGGACCAAGAACAAACCATTTCAGCATGTCGGCATAGGCAAGTCTCACCTTGTCCTTGTCGCAGGCTTCGAGGTCGATGCCATTTTCAAGCTCCCTGTCGTGCATGATGCCCAACAGAGCCTTCATCGGCATCTCGAACTTCACCTTATTAATAAGGTAGTCGTTCACAGTGTAAATGTTCATCTCCGAATCCATAGTCATACAATCTAGTTACGTTAAAGAATTAACCCTTCTGAGTGATGTCGATAATCCAACGGTAAGGAGAATCGAGCAAAGCTGGAACAGAAGCGAGGAACAAGTCTGTCTTGAACTCCTGGTACATACCGTTCGCAGTAACCATGTTACGCAGCAAGCCAAGCTTGTTGTTGGTCTGCGCCCAAGCCACATCAATGAGCTTGTTGCCAAGGGCGTCAAAGATACGCTTGTCAAGGATCTCCTTACGCATGAAACGCAAAGGCTTGCCAGCAGGACGAAGAACAACTGTTCCGTCTGCCCAACCACGAATCTCTGTAACTGTACCGTCGAAGCGCTTGTTGTGCTCAACCTCATCAACAATCTCGATAGGAGAAAGACCATTGAGGTCAACAACAGACTTCAGGAACATTGCGTTGTTTGGACCGTAGTTCTGCAATACTGCCACAAAGTTAGCGTTCGCCCAGCTCTTGTACAACTCGGCAATCTGCTTGTTCTTCAAGAACACGTTATTGTAGTCGTTCTTGGTCATCTGCCATACGAGAGGTACGCTGCGGTACTCAATATGGCTGTTGCGCCAATCCTCCTCAAACTTACGCATCTGTTCGAGCAAGTCGCAGTTTGCGTCGTTCCAAGCAAGCTTGCCTGCCTTCTTGAAGTTCTCAGCTGGAACCTTTGCGTCGTACAGAGGCTCCTGAATACCACGGCCAATCTTGTCGTAGTCGATGACACCCTTTGAACTCAACTGAGCTGACATGTAGGTCATAGTCATGTCGAGAGAGTCATACAGGACCTGTACCTTGTCGAGATAAGCGTCAACCAGGTCTGCGTCGTTGCCGAACTCATCCTGGAGAAGCTTCATCTTGTGATAACGCTCTGTTGCAGTCTCGCGGAAGCCGTCAGCAGCGAAGTCTGGGATTGAAGCGGTGTACCACTCGAATCCCTCGTGGTCGTTCTGATAACCCTCGCCGAGAGGAGCACGGAGGCTCATCATGGTTGCAGGGTTCAATGTGCGTGTGCGTACCTTGAAGGTAGCATCACCATTATTAGATGTAGGGGTGAGATTTGGGTCAATGTCACCCTGTGTCAGATACCAGCCGTTGTTACAGCGCAGTACGCCGTCACGATTGATGAACTTCTGAAGGTAAGTGTTGTTACCCTTACCGGTGAAGAACTTCGCAAGCTTCTCGACACCAATATCAATTTTTGCCATAATCCTGAATCAATCTTTTTACGTTAGACAATAAGGTTAAATATGCCAGAACTCTGGGTAGAGTGACTTGTTCATCGCCTTAACGGCAGGAGGAACAGGACCCATGCGGTCAAGCCACATAACGCAGTCTGGATTCAACATACAGAAGTTGACGTTTGTACGAGGCTTGTGATACTTGTCGCCGCCGGCATCGAAATAAGGGAAGTCATTGTCGTTCGGAGCAAAGCAGTTAGGGTTGGTTACCATTGGCAGAACGCTCGCGCCTGCCTTCTCTGCCTCCACCAGCACGTCGCCAGCGCTCAATGTTCCAAGCGTCTCCGAGAGGGTCAGCTTCCATACGTCGCCTGCCGATGTGTCGGTAGTTGCCTCCACGGCAGTCACGGTCACACCCTTTGACTTTGTCTTGAAGTCCTTCTGACCGACCATGATGGTATCGCCAGGGAACGGAATGTGAACGAATCCGTTACGAACGATATAGATGTCTGTGTCTGTAGCCGCAGTAGTAGCCTTTGCTACACCGTATGCCTTCAGAATCTTAATGGTAGCACCAGGACCTTCGTTGCCTGCTGTAAAGCCAAGGTCGTGCTCGATCAAGTCACCGGCATAAATCTTAGCCTGACCCTTGAATGGGTTGACAAGCTTACCACCAATAGGTGGGTGAACGAAGGCATTCTTGATGAGTGCCTCAAGGCCTGCAAACACGTATCGGGTTCCACCGACCTTACCTTCTGTCTGAACAATGGTTGCACCGTGGTTCAGCATACCACGAGTACCCATCTGTTCCATGTAGGAAATAAAAGTGTTGTCCATAATCTTTTTACCTTTTTTAAATTGTTATCCTGAAATTACTTCTTGTCTTCACCGCCGCCATATCTCTTCTTGCGACGCTCGGCAACCTCATCCATGAACTTGTCGTCGTCAGTAGAGCTTCCGCCACCAGATGATCGCTGTCCCTTTGCAGGAATACCGTTTTCACCGGTAGCCTCCTTGTACTCTGCGGTGTAGATCTTCTCAGCCTTAGAAACCAGGTCGTCGATGTCGGCATCTTCGTCCGGAATCTCCAGCTTTGCGATTGCAGCATTGAGGAAGTAGTTCTTCATTTCAAGGTTTGCCTTGTCGAACTTATCCTTCAAACCTGCCTTTACTGACTCGATGGTTGCCTTCCTTGCAGCCTTCTTGTCTCGTTCTGCGTTAGCTTCCTTGAGGGCTTTGATTTCTTTGAGAAGCTCATTGTACTTGTCGTCAGAACCGGTTTTACCCTCCTCTTCCTCCTTGCGCTTGCGCTCCTCTTCCTCTTCCTTCTTCTTGCGCTCGGCTTCCTCCTTGCTCTTCTTGATCTCATCAGAGACGTTCTTGTGAAGGTTTCCGTCCATGCGCTTAAGGCGGTTTGCTAACTTGGTAACCAACTTGGCATTTGCAGCCTCATCGTCACCGAAATCTTCCAAAACATCATCAAGTTCTTCATTGATGGTCTTCTGGCTAAGTGATTTGAACTTGGTGGTATCAGCCTCCTTGTTCACTAATGCTAAGAGTTCTTCTCTTGTCATGTTGTTGTTTTATTAAAAATGTTATCCTGGAAGTGGTTCTTCCACTTCGTAAGTGTATAAATATACGTTTTTATACCGCAAATATACGAATAAATATGCAATTATACAAAATTATTGTGTATTTTTGCGTATAAAATGTATTTTTATGCAGAAAGATATTTATTCAGGATTAAAATTGGATAACGGAGAACCTGTATATACGCAAGAGTATATTCAGTCTCTACGAGACACCGACAAGAAGCATCCCGACAAGCTGAAGATTATAGCTCAGCGTGGCGGACAGGAGCGTATGCTGTCTATAGACGCTGATATTAAGATAGTTGGCGGCTCGCGAGGTGGCCCACTGGATGAAGACACTAGAGTGTTGACTACTAGAGGGTTCATTAAAATCAAGAATCTTAAATATGGTGACACCGTAATAGGACATGACGGTAAGGGGCACAGGGTATTAGGTCGAATTGATTATCCGGATAGAGATTGCTATGAAATTGAGCTATCAGACGGATCAAGTGTAGTATGCTCGGATGACCATATATGGAATGTGTCTATCGATGGCGACAGGAGGCTTATGCCGCATCTTGCCTGTGAGATAGCAAGTTACATCAATGAAGGCTACCATATCGCTATCCCTTGCGTAAAGCCTGTTGAGTTTGATGAAAGGTTCGGTCTAGCCTCTGTTGCGGAGAGAACTGAATCTTTAAGGCATATCATCGAAACATCAGGCAGGTTTTCTGGAAAATACTGGAAGAAGACTTTCAAGACAAGGAAGAAAGCATTCGATTTCAAGTATCTGGTTGATAGTCTCGGTTCTGTTTGCTACGTGAAGAGGAAGTCAAACAAGAAATGGGAGGTTAGATTCGATTACAGGAAGAAGGAATTAAAGAGGAGGATTGTCAGCTGTAAACCGGTCGGCAAGCGAAACTGCTGTTGCATCGCCGTTGAGAATCCGGACTCACTATTCGTTGTCGAGGACTTTATCGTCACTCACAACTCCAAGTCATTCTCTTCCCTAATGGAAGTTCTGAAGGATATCAAGAACCCGGACTTCCATGCGACCATCCTGCGAAACGAGAAAGATGACTTGCAGTCGCTTGTAACCGACTCTTATAAACTTTTCTCCCAATTTGGAACTTACAATAAGTCTCAAAATGATATGACCTGGAACTTCAATAACGGAGGATGGCTCAAATTCTCGTACTACGCAGGAGCCTATCAGGACTTCAAGACACGATTCCAGGGACGACAGTATGCCTATGTCTGCATCGATGAGGGTACTCAGTGCCCATACAAAAAGTTCAAGTATCTCTTGACCAACAATCGAAACGCAGCACATATCCGAAACCGCTTCTGGATCACCTGTAACCCTGACCCGGAATCTTGGGTGAGAAAGTTCATTGACTGGTGGGTTGACGAGAACGGCTACATCATACCGGAACGTGATGGAGTTATTCGATACTGCTTCATGGATGGAGATACACCGGACTCAATCTACTGGGGTGACACAAGGGAAGAGGTGTACGAGCAGTGCAAGGGTATCATCGATAGTCTTTGGAAGGACAGCTACGAGGAGCTCGGATACACGAAGCTCGAAATGTTCATTAAGTCAGCAACGTTCATCCGTGCAGACGTATCAGAGAACATTAAGCTTATCTCTACAGATGCATCATATATCGCCAACCTTGCCCAGCAGGACGAGGAGCAGCGTATGCGAGACCTGGAAGCCAACTGGAACTGGAAAGCTGCCGGCGATGACATGATCAAGATGGAAGACCTTGATGAAATCTACGACAATGCAGAACAGATAGGAGATGGAAAACGCAGAGCTTCTGCCGATATTGCTTTCACCGGCGGCGATAACTTCGTGATGTGGCTCTGGGAAGGATGGCACTGCAAAGACTTGGTTGTGCTGAGGCTGGACCCTAAGACGCTCGTTTCTGTAGTTGAGGCCAAGCTGAGAGAGTGGGGTGTCGAGGAATGTAACTTCACTTACGATATGCAGGGTATCGGTCAGTATTTCAAGGGATTTTTCAAAGATGCCGTCCCATTCAACAACCAGGCAGCACCTATCGCTAGGAATCATCAGGAAGAAGAAGGAATCAAATACCTCTATAAGGATTTGAAGTCTCAGTGTGCGTGGTTATTCTATAAGATGATAAAGGAGAAGCAGATTTCCATCGACTCGGCCCTGCTTGAAAGAAAGTATTCAGGAAACGGATTTGACAAGGTCCCTCTCAGACAGATTCTTCAGAAGGAGCGTAAGATGCTCAGACGTGACGAGAATAGCGATGATAGGGGATTCAAGCTATTACCTAAGAAGATTGCCAAGAAATATGTCGGGCACTCGCCTGACTTCTTTGAATCTTGGTTCTATGTAATGATATTCAGTTTAACAAAAAAGAAAAATAAAAAGGTAAAAGGATTATGGATGCTATCAAGGTAACAAATTTCAGAAAGATTCTGGTAAAGAAGCCTTTCTTTGAACTCACGCCAAAGGGGTACATGACCCACGATGGCTATAGCAGGAACGAGGTGTCCGATAATGAAGACCCTCAGATGCCGCAAGATACATTATACAGAGTGGTTAAGACTCAGAAGGACTTCCTCCGTGAGTTCTATCCTACGTCCCACAAAATCTTCGACAAGGATCTCTACCCTGACATCTGGAGAAAGAACCCGGAAGACGGGAAATGGTATGTCCAGGAGATTCAAAGAACGGCATTTGCTTTCCAGCAGGTTATTCATACGAAGCACGTTCTCCACATGACAGGTAACGATATTCAGTTTGAGCTTGCCGGTGATCCTGAGATGAAGAAACAGGAAGAGTATATTAATCTCCTTTCCAAGTTCAAGAAGGGATGGTATATGCACGATATGGAGATTCGTCACTATGAGGCTGTAAGTTCGTACATGAAGGTTGCTGAGGCTGCTGTAGTCGGATTCTTCGATAAAAACAAGAAATTCGGTACTCGCACATTGGCTTTCGATAGAGGAGACACATTGTATCCTCAGTTCGACCCTCTTACTGGTGAACTCGTTGTGTTTGCTCGCAAGTATTACGACTTCGACGAGGAAGGCAATGAAAAGATTGAATGGGTAGAGGTGTGGGATGACAAGAAATTCTACCGCTTCAAGAAGCAAGTTAACGAGGGCAAGGTCAAGGAGACTATCAAGAGAATTGCCAAGATATTCGGAATCGACGACTACACTTGCGTTGAAGAGAAAGATCACGGCTTCCCATTTATCCCTGTTGCATACGTAAGAAACGATGACGGCCCATGCTGGTCTGTTGTACAGAAGAACATCGAGGACTACGAGGAAGCTTTCTCTTATCTCTGCGAGAACAACAAGGCTTACGCTTTCCCTATAATGAAGTTGAAGGGCGATGGTGACGACATTACCGTTGTTGGAGATACGAATGGTTCTGCAAAGACGATTCAGATTACCGATACGAATGGTGATGCTGACTTCATTAACGGAACAGACGCTTCCGATGCATTTGCTACACAGCTCAACAAGTCGTATGACCTCATCTATGAACTTTCGTTCACAGTAAAGCCACCGGAGCTGAAATCGGGTGACCTTCCTGGCGTTGCAATTAAGCTGCTCTATTCTCCTGCCATCGAGGTTGCTGAGAACGATGCTAAGAAGATGCATCCGTTCCTGGATCAACTTGTTCGTATCTCAAAGTATGGTATCGGAGTTGAAGAAAACTGCATGGCTACTATGACCGGTCTTCCTATTCACGCTTGGGTGGAAATCTATGTGCATCAGAATAAATCTGAAATAATCACAAACTTAGCGACAGCTGTTCAAAACAACTTCCTCTCAAAGCAGACTGCATCTGAGCGTTGCCCAGACTTCCCAGTCAACGACGAATACGACCGCATTATGCGCGAGAAGAAGGAAGAGGACCAGCAGGACCTCCTCATGGATATGCAGCGTGCGGATAACGAAACAGAGAATGCCATCGAGGAGCAGAAGGCAACGGCGAATATTCAGAATGGAGGTAGCGGAAACGTACGTACTGGTCGTGGCGCCGGCAGGCCGAACAAAAGCGGGACAGACTGGGATGAGAACGGCAACTGGCCGGGCCGTAACAACTGGAAGACCGTAAAGAAGTAAGCTTATGGATGAGTTAAAACGTTCTGTCGATTACAGCAGGAAGCGCTTGCAGGCAATCCGAAACTGCGAGGGCCATGTTGCTGATATCCTCTGGAAAACGACGCAGAAGGTAATTACCGCAAGTAAGCGATACAGAGGCGCGGGCAGGCTCACAAACGAGTCAGCCCTGCTCTCTTACGCCAAGAATGTTACTGCTGACGCAGAGGAGAGTATCAACAGCTACATCTCTGCTTATTCTAAGGCTTCATGCAAGATTCTCGGGATTGACAGCGAGAACATCGAATCGTTTCTCGTCAGCGACATCTACGGAAAGACGACATCTGAAAGAAACGCTGTCTATCTCGGAAACTTTGCTGAAGATATTGTAAGGATGATCAAGGCAGGAACCTTGATGGGATATTCAGACCAGCAGCTCCTGTCTTCCATCCGCACAGGCTATAAAGACCCATATCACACATCAGTCATCACCAAGGCGAAGAGAAAGGACATTAACATCGATGTTCCTTCTTACGGAAAGGGATACTACAAGAACGCCTATCAGAATATCGTAAGAAACGCCTCTCAGGTGATTGCTTTGGCGTGGGGACAGGCAGAGCAGGAGTATGGGCAGGAGAACAAGGCTATCGGGTTCTACGTCAAGAGAGGAAGCAGTTATCCGTGCGACATTTGTCAAAATGAAGCCGATGCTGGCATCCATTCTTTCAAAGACCCATATCCACCGTTCCACGTTTCGTGTTGTTGTTACACTTTATTTGCGTTCAAGGATAATAAAAAGAAATGATATGATAAATTCTGAATTTAATTTTACTTTAGAAGAAATTCTTCCGAAGTTCCCTAAAGAATTCCAGGAGAAGATAAAGCACTCTGTAGAGCTGCTGAGAAAGGCTGAAAAGCTTGCGCTGGCATACTCGCCTAACGAAGGCTTCTATCTATCGTTCAGTTCAGGCAAGGATAGTCAGTGTCTTTATCACATTGCCAAGATTGCAGGTGTGAAGTTCAAGGCCCACATGGGTCTTACGTCCGTCGATCCACCAGAAGTAATCAAGTTCTGCCGCAAGCACTATCCGGACGTAGATATGATAAAGCCTAAAATCAGTATCTACAATCAGGCTCGAAAGGAAGGTATGCTCCCAACAAGGCTGATAAGATGGTGTTGCAGGGTCTATAAAGAGGGCATCGGCGCGGGCAATGTTGTTCTCATCGGAATCCGTCACGCAGAAAGCAGGCAGCGTTCGGGTAGGAGCGAGGTCGAGATTACCAACCATAAGTACAGCGGCTCTCTTGAAGGCCTTGACGAGTTCCGTGATAAAAGGAACGGTCAGAAGCGTGGCCGTCCAACCTGGTGGGGTATCCACGAGATTAACATCACCAATGCCAGCGATGAGCGTACCATCGGCTGCATCAGAGGCTACGAATCGCTCCTCATCTCTCCAATCATCGAGTGGACCGATGATGAGGTATGGCTCTTTCTGAACACCCTCGGCATTAAGCATTGCAAGCTGTACGATGAGGGCTACAGTAGAATCGGCTGCCTGTGCTGCCCTATGCACAACTACAAGCAGAAGCTCGCTGACTGCAAGCGATATCCGCATATCTATAATAGTTGGATTAAGGCCATCAAGGATATCCAGGCTAGCGGAAGGATGATAGACGAAGGATTGTCGCCGGAAGAGGTGTTCGACTATTGGATATACGGCAAGTCTATCAATGTATGGAGAGAACACCACAGGCAGCAAATGTTGAACTTTTAAATATCAAGATTATGATTGAAGAAACAAAAGGATACACGTTATCCGTCGATACGTACAAGAAGGCGAAGGCTCTCAAGATGAAAGATCCTCGCTATTACATCTACGCAAGCCTCCGTGGCTCAGGTATGCCAATGAGGGATTGTTGGGCAATCGCCTTTCAGGGAGAAGGATTCAACTGGGAGAAGTCTTTCCTTGAAGGAGAGATGAACAAGCTCGAAGCCCAGGAGTCCGTTCAGAAGAGAATCGCAGAGGTGCAGGGAAAGAAAGCGAAGAACGAGAACGCCGAAGAGCTTTCTCCTGAAGAGTTGGCGAAAGCTACCTCTAAGGAGCAGATACTTAAAGACCTGGTGCTGGCTCAGAGAAAAGCCAAGTACGGATCACCAGAGTGGCTTAAGATAGTTGCGTCCATCGCTGACTACAACAAGATTAAGCAGGATGAGATTGATACGGAAAACAATGTGGTCCATTATTACATCCCTCTGTCAATGCCCCGATGCTGTGAGGACTGCATTATCTTCAAAAATGGTCAGGCGACTTTTCAAAAGAAGAAGAAATAGTTAAATTCGTGTTAAAGTAACTTTGTTTTACTAGAATTTCAGCAAAACCAAGTACCTTTGCAAACGATTAATGTTCACAGATTCTTTCTGCGAATCATAATTCAAAAATTTTTTGGTTAGAGGGGTGGTGTCTTCACAGATATCACCCCTCATTTTTATATATATAAAGTAGAAGAAAAATATAAATTCAATCAGGATACTTCTCTCCAGTGATGAGCTCAAGAGTCTTTCTGATCCGATCTTCAAGCATATCGTCATTAAACGTAGGAAGAACGCCATATGATGGCAGTTTCTTCGTCTCTGCGGCCTCCAAAATGAACTGGAGTGCCTACACTAGGGAAGTATGGTCTTGAACGACCTCAAGCAATTTATCGCTCATCCTTGCCTCCTTCCTTCTTAATCTGTTCTGCCATCTCAAGAATAGTCTCGGCGTGCTTGTCTCGGTCGATGACCTCCTGAACTGCCTCATCGCTTTCTTTGCGAAGCTGCTCTTCAGTCTTCCCCTCGTCGGCAGCAGCGTTTCTTCTTGCAGCCTCACGGGCAAGATACTCGTCACGGAGCTTCAGCTTGCCTGCCGTGTATTCTGCATCGCCAGGCAACGATGTATCCGCATACATAAGCTGGGCAAATGCCTCGATGATGTTTCCATCATCCTTGGAGAATTCATAATGGTCTCCTACGGCCACAGGAACACATTCGTCGAGTGCAGCGTACATAGATGTACCGATAGAGTACTCAATTCCCCATGTGCCGGCAATGTTCGCAATCTTGATGAAAGGCAGCGAGCCTCTCTGTAAATGCTTCTTGATCTCAGCAGGGATATCCTCTCTGAGTGAAGCAACTTCTTTCTTCGACAAGCTCTTACTGAACTTCAGTACCGTGAAGTGTCTTGTCTTGATAGTCTTTCCAAATGGTAATGCCATGATAACAATATTTTAAAGTTCAACTTTTATTTTCTTATACTCGAAATCCCTGCAAGAAGGATTCTCTTCTGAAGCAAACTTCTTCTCAGTAGGGTGACAACACTTACCTTCCTTGAAGAAGAAGCAGTCCTTGCAAGTGTATGCCAGCGGAATTATGCCTCCGCAAGAATCATCGTCAGGATTTACGTATGTATATAAGTATTTTCCCATGCAATATGGATACCCAGGATCTTCGTCATTAAACAATACGCAATCCTTACAAGTGTAATCAGTCTGTTCCATGCTCCAATAATTTTATTTCGTCCTGGATATAAAACGCCGCCTTACGCAAGTCCTCGATACGCTTCTCGGTCTTTGTTTTGTTGCCATCCACCTTGTCCTTGCGCAAGAGATACTTGATAGCGTTCCCTGTATTGAAGTCAAGGTGTCTGCAAATATCCAGTGGCTCAACACCACACAAATCATTCAACCACGCATAATGGGATGGGTGAGAAACTTGCTCTGTCTTTTTGTTTACAAATTCGTTTGCAAAGACGGAAACCTTCGCTAATTTACACATATCAACGTCACGTGATACATATGCACCTACAGCCAGTTCAATCTCACATCTTCCATTCACCATATCAACAACTTTAATAGTAAAGGAATCATATATATCGTTAGGGTCTATCTGATGGATGAACGAATTATCTGTTATATCATTCAAATCGACCTTTCTAATCTGCAAGACAGAACCAACCTTAATATCTTCTTTCTTAATCATAAGCTATTTATTTTGTTTGTTATACTTATGCCCGCAGTGAAACTTATTGCAGACGTTGCATTTATAGACGGTCATCCCCTGCTGAATGAGCTTCGGATGCGTATTCAGGAACTCCCAAGCATCATCCTCAGTCTCATAGGCGACCTTCGCCTTCCAGGAATGAACCTTCCTGGTCCAATGCTCTGGGTCCGGCTTGAACGGCGGAACCTTGTTCGGATTGTGATGTCTTCTCATACCTACCACTTTATAAATCTTGTTCTACGGATTCTATCCCAATTATCATGGATTTTATCCTGGACCTCCTGCGCCTTTTCGAACATTTCACGTATCTGCTCAAATCTAAAAAACTAACAGATCTTCACAAGAAGCTTTCCACATCTTCTCCAGCCACTCGTTATTGAGGCGTTCAATGGTTTTCCTGATTCTGTCGCCGTAGAGGATTTCGAGCAGCAGCTTGTCAAAACCACCTTCCGGCTCAAAGCTCACGTCAAGCGTGATGCTGTGATTCTTGTATCGGCAAGACGACATCTTGATACCAGACTCAAACGCTTTGTCCACAACATTATGAATAGATCCGCGAATTCTGTCACCATCCATAAAGGCATCGGATATACAAAACATAAGTTTTTCTCCCATAAGCTACAAACATTTAAATGAAACACTATTCAACGTCCTGTTCACCGCAATCTCCCTCTCGTTGCACATGGTCCTCATGCACTCCAGGGCATCCTCGCGTACAGCGGTCATAATCTCGCTCATCGAAGCGGTGGCCGGAACAATATTCCCTTCTGCCTTCTTCTTCGTGATACAAGATATAACCTCCTTGATATATTCCTTGTCTATCATAGAATCTGTTTTAATGGTGACCGCCGACCGTGGAAGGGACTCGAACCTCCCGTCTGCCCGGACTTATGCCCGAAGGCATGTCCCACCGCCCTGCGGCCACCGGTTTCTTTAATCATCAGGCTGAATGAAGCTCTCCGGCTGCTTGATGTCCTCCTCACCACGCAATTTATTTTTCACGTCATTGATGAGAAGCTCCTGCTTCAGGTCAATCATCTGCGCGCCGTACACCTGATACGTCATTCCGCCCTGTGACCTCTTCTTGAAGAAGCCGTACTTGTCGCTCATATCACGCCCAAACTTCTGAATCGTAGGGATATCCTTCTCCTCGACATCGTTGGCCTTGCAGAACTCGACGAACCTCTCGTACATCTCCTTGGCAAGCATGCACTCCGAAATCTCGCCCCTCGCCTCCCGACTGCACCTCATATCATATGCCCTTATCCAGGCATAGATAGGATTGCTTCCGAGAAGGGAGATGAGCAGCTGTCTCCTGCTTCCCTCAGCCGCAGGGAACCGGTACTTCCTCTTCCTCAGCTCCATCGCACCACGGAATATCCAGTTGAACACTCCGCTCAGCTCCTCACGGATAATCTTGCTGGCAAGCTCCGGGTCCTGCCTCTCCTTGGAGATTGTCACGTCGAAGCTCACGTACTGCAAACGCCTGATGAATCCGAGCGATGCATCATCGGGGAACGGAAGCTCGTTGAGGTTGAAGATGAGGTAGGGGATTGAGTTTCCCTCAAGGATATCCTTTCCGAGCTTTCTCATCGGGACAGGCTCGCCGCTCACGAGTCTCTTGAACATTCCGGTGTTCTTCTTTCCGAATTTCTTCGGATCAGAATCGGAAGACCAGTTGAAGATGGCGTTCCTGATAGGATACCTTCCCCTCATTCCCTCGTCGCCGTCGGCAGTTAGGTCGGCGTAGTCCATCTTGCTTATCCTGTCCTTGCCGAATATGTTGCAGGCAACGTCGAAGATGACGCTCTTTCCGTTAGCTCCAGTACCTATAAGGAGAAGGCAGAGTTCAACCTTCGACGACTCCTTTCCCTCGTACGGATTGTACGCCGTACCTCTCTGTATCAGTCCCAGTCCGAGGAACATCTGTAGGATCATCCTCGATGTCCTGTCAGGAAGAACCTCGTGAATGAAGTTAAGCCACCTGTCACACCTCGCCTTCGGATTGTAGTCGTAGGGATGATAGTACGTGACGTGGTACTCGGGAGAGAATGGCATTACCCTCGGATACTGCAATCCACTTCCGAAGTCAACCACTCCGTTGGCGAATGCGACGATATCAAAGGTCGGTCTCAGGATATTATAGCACTCTATCACGTCAATGAACGACTTGTTCATCACCGTGCTGATTCCGAGCATCGGAGCCATTGTCAGGTCGAGAAGCAACAGCTGGTAGGCCTGTTCCAGGACTATCTTCGGAACCGCCTCGTATATCTTTCCGTTAAACATGTAGTAAGCACCTCCGTAGTACTTCACCGGAGCCTTCTTCGCAAGCATCCTCATCGACCTGATGAAGGAGGACTTCATCTTGTTGTACTTTTCCGAATTCGCCTTGCCCCAGTCCTGACCCCTCAGCATATCGAAACCGTACTCTTCACGCCTCGAAAGCTCCAGGAGCTGGGCATGCAACGTGTCTATAGCTATACCATTTTCCATTTATGCACAATAATAACATTAATTTTCCGTTATTGTGTAGGGTTAACCCCGATAAACAGGGGCTTTCAGAAAGATATACACGTCTCTGATAACCCTTACAACAAGTCGACTCTATAATAATACGACAATACAAAGATACGAAAAATATCATGAATATATCCCATAACCATAGTAAATAAAGGATATAAATATACATTATAGGAGTACATTTGATGAATAATAGATATACATTTATGGTTTTGCTCACCAATATGGGAGTTAATGTTGCCAAATGTTAAAAATAGGTGAGTGTATGAATATGCATAAATATACTTTCTTAAGGCGAAGTAAGTTTAATTAACAAGAAGGTCGAAAAAACGGAAGAAAAAATTTTTAGATGAGGTGACTACCGCACTGATTTGGGGCTGCAAAGGGGGTGTGGGGGTCTTAATTCAAAATATATTACATTGCCCGTTGGTTTATATAGTATAAACCAACGTGAAACACTCATTTTAACACTTTTTAAGAATGTTGGTTTATATTATAAACTAAACGTTGTAACCATTTGAATATCAACCATTTACACTGCATATTAATTCTATATTTTTGCATAAATATCCACCGTGAAACACAAAAGATTATTACATATTACTTGACTCAATAAAACATTACATAATTTCTAACTGGTTAAACGTTAACATTTTAACACTTTAAATCCATATAATTACATATATAAAACTAACTACATAAATAAAGTAAAAAGTAACGACAAAACACTTAGTTTATTTAACTAAAAAACCTCATAACTAGCTGATATTTAGGTAGTTACAATTTGGTTAAATGCTATAAAATATTTGGTTATATCGGAAAAATTTCGTACCTTTGCAGTACAAAAAGGTTAGATAGGGTACCTTAAATCCCTTATAATATTCAAATTTCTAGTTATGGAAAAGAACCAAACGAGAAGAGATATTTATTTATCTCGCATTTCTTCTATTATTTCAGAAGATAGTGCAAAGTTTATCAGTGACGCAAAAGCGGACGCATTATTGAATAATGCAGAATATCAAGCCGCAAAAGCAAAAGCGGACGCTATCAAGACGGCAATTTGTACTAAGGTGACAAACCGCATCTTTGCCAACAAATTGGCTAAAGAATTTGCCCCAACTTGGGGCATGAGTACTGAGGGTTTTCTTTCGTTGGTGATAGACGAAAACGATATGATATATCGTGACGGAAAACCTTATGCGATTACTACTATAGCCCAAGCTGCTAGTTATATGGTATATCTCCACGATAGCCTTAACAAGAAAGTAAGCGAGCGTCAGTGCGAAATTGACCGCATTTATAGTTCTTATAAGGGTGCAAAGGATTTAGAGATGTTCACGGCAAAGGAGATAGCCGCAAAGGTATGCAAGAAGCACGGAATAACCCGTGACGATTTGGCAAAGGTTTTATGGACTATCAGAAAGAAAAAACAAGCCGTTGCAAAAGCAAAAGCTAAAAAGTAAGTAACACAAAATAGGTAGCTAGAAAAAAGGTCTAGCTATCTATTTTCCTACTGACTATCTGACCGGTAGCCAGTGGGAAATTTTACTCCAGGTTTTTCAACTTGGTGCGGATCGTCGTACCCTTATTTTCCCACACGATTTTGGAAACCTTGTCGTGGTGTGTGGGCTTAACCTTAGAGAGAGAATTTATTCTCCCTCAGGGAACTAATTGCCAAAATTCAAGAGAAGTATCTCAGTAAATCGAGAGTGCGAGAGGCACACCGAGATGGGAGAGAGTAACGTGTTACTCAGAGACATCCATCCGAGAGATACGCAAAAATTCCTGGCGTGAGCGTCGAATGAGATGAGACGGCACGACGGCTAGGGAATTTGTATCATCTAGCGAGATGAGAGTTTCAGAAAGAAATCATAATTCATATTCTATATGGTGTTGTGAGCCGTGCGGAGTGGTTATCCGTGAAATCACCGTGGATAATGTAGCTATATTCCACGTGAGGTATATCCGAAAAAAGAGAGCTATCTGAAATGTGTTGTCAGTTGGCACAGGTAACATAATAGTTTGCAGCGAGAGAAACTGACTGGATGCAGTCCATAATAACTGTAGGGTGTGAGCCACGTAGTTAAGACAATAAAGATAAAACGTGGTGCAAAGATGCACATCCTGGCTAACGGGGCGGGGAGAAATCTCCGCTCTACAATTACGAACCATTTAAATAAATAGGATTATGAAAGAACAGATTTTAAAAAAGATTGGAAAGACACTTGTGCGTATTAATGTAACAGACCAGAGTGCAGAGGATGCCTACGATGAACTCGTTAACAGCAGTCCTCGCCTGTTTGGTATGCTTTCCAGTATCTACAGACTGAATGATGAAGAAGAAAGATTCGCTTGGTCTGCCGGAATTCAGTAGCCTAATCTCCCTACGCTTGTAGGGAACAATAACCAAAATTATTAGAATTATGAGTACGATATCATTAGATTGCAGAGGGAGGAGAATGATGGAGCTGTATATTGCAGACTTACAGACGATATACAGTCATGTGGAATTCATGAGCTACAACGGGAAAAGACTTACCGTTGCAGTTCTAGCCTAAAAATCTGTAGCCAGTACGATAATTGTCGTGTGTGGCTACGGAACAATAATCACCAAATTTTTGAATTATGAAAGCAAGACAGATTATTTATGCAAGTACGATAATTGTGCTTGGATTTATTCAGACATCGCCAATATTCATCTGCTTGGCAAGTACGATAATTCTCCTGAATGTGCTTGGAATTCTTTATGGGATTCTGCTTGCATACATTTGGAGCAGTACGAAAAATGGCAGGTGGTTCTTCAGGGAGCTGTGGAGATCTACACTCCGCTTGGAGAATTTCATCCTCCCTGGAGTTTGAGGAATTTGGCAAGTACGATAATTGTGCTTGAAAACATTTAGCTAAATTCTGCTTGGAGAAATCCAGGCAGTACGATAATTGAACCAATTAAAACAAAAGAATTATGGAAAAGTATATCGTGAGAAAGGGCGTGCTATCTGCTGCGCTCGTGGCTATCGTGAGTTTCGTGTGTGGTGTAATTGCCATCGTAGGATTTGTGCTTGGAGATTTTCAAGCAGTGCTATATTCTGCGGTTCTTGAAATGTGCGGTCTGTTTATCATCTGTGTGATGATAGACTCCATCCATCAGCAGATAGAGGATATCTATGAAATGTAGTCAAAACTACCGCTTGGAGATATTCAGGCGGTATCTAGTATTAACCAAATTGAAATTAGAATTATGAAACAGAAATTACCATCATTGTTTTTCGGTGCGATGTCAATTATCTGCGCCTGCATTATTGTAGCGCTGGCTCCAGTCTATGTGTCTGATGTATGTGATTTGTACGGACACCTTACGTTTACCGATATAGATTGGGGATTGACTGCGTGGAACACCCTGGCATTCTCAGCTGCGACATTCCTCATGCTGATATGTGCTGCGGATGCCGTAATAGGTGTAATCCTCGCATGCAAGAAATGGGGCGATGATTAGTGAGCCAAATCTGAGAGGAGTTTCCGCTCCTCTCTTCAATTAACCAAAATATTAGAGAAATATGGATAGAATATTAAAGCAAGATTTGAGCAAGAATGAGGTTATCGACCTCATGCGTGGAATGGACGCACAGGAAGTTGAGGGAAATTTCTCTGTACGTCGTGTCCTGATTGATACACAGGCGTGTGACATATTCGGCGGAGATCCTGAGGATTCTTATCCTCTCGTTCCTGGTACGTACATGGCATTGTATTACAAGAGTATTGTCGAGGACCCGTATCCGTTCTTCGAGAGAATATGTGGAAACATAATAAATGACGTGGACAAGTGTCAGACTCTCCAGAATGGCGATGGCATTATTATGATCTTCATGCTCAACAAGTACGAGTAGCCAAAAAATGTGCTCAGGCATTTTCCTGGGCATACTATGTTAAACCATTTAAACGGAAGAATTATGCAAGACAGAAAATCACAGAAGAATTTTGAGCGTGCGCTTATGCATGAGATGGAGAAAATCAAGATTGCTGCACGCCAGTGGCACAGCAACAACACTCAGGGCTACAGAGATTATCGTAGCAAGGAGGCTATATCCAAGAGCTTCTCTGAGATTGCGGTATTGTGCATGAGCTGAAAACGTGCGTGGCGATTGCCACGCATACTATGTTAAACCATAAAATATCAGAATTATGTATGAATTATTAGACAACACAGAGTATTTGATTGATGTCATTCTTCCTATGGTGCAGGAGGTGCAGAGAGATTCAGTGAATAACAAACGTGTCTCCGTTGACGTTGGCATAAACAACGACAACGGCATGATCAGAGCCTCAACAACTTACTACAAGGAGGATTTGAAGACTATCGACCAGGACGAGTGCGCCGTATTCTGCTTCTACTCACACCACGAAAACGACCAGCTTTCAAATGAATTCAAAAAACTCGTCGCCTACATGGTGAAACACTCAGTCTAAATTTGAGGGAGTTATTTCTCCCTCTCCTACAAACCAAAAATACAAGAATTATGAGCAAATGGGTACAATTTTATCACAAGATCAACAAGTTTGACCTTGTGAACATGAGATTTACGGATGAAGAAGAAACCGTAGAGATGGTTGGCATGGATTCTGTCATGCGTATCGACGGCAGATGGAATATGCCGTCCATACGTGCTGCGATACAGAAGAAAATTGAGAGGATGAAGAATTTCGATGATTTTGATCCCTGTGCATTCTCCATTCTCACCGGCAGTTCTATCCTGAATGCTTCAGAAAGTCAGTTGTACAATCTCTAGCCAGAACTGGGCAGTACGATAATGTGCTGCCTGCTATTAACCAAAACTATTAGAATTATGGAAACAGTAAGAGTAACTGACAGACACGGAATAGAGCGTGCGTGGGATGTCGTAACAGATAAATGTGTAGGCTGTTGTTTCTTAGGCATACACAACGGGACGACGTACTGCTGCCCTAGCCATATCTCGTGTGACAACAAGTAGTCAAAACTGCGGGGCACGTCCTGTGTCCTGCTTCAATTATTAACCAATAAAATTCAGAATATGTCAGAAGAAGACAGAAAGTTCCTTGCAAGGCTCGTAGCGAGCCACAAGGCAGTTATAAGTGAAGAGTGTAAAAGAAAGAAGCTCGACAAGAGCGAGTATTACAGACGTGCCGCTCGTGTGGACAAGAAAGCTCAGGAAATTGAGCGTGCGTACATGCGTCCTCGCAGTTTTTAGCAAACATTCTGTGCAGCCTATCTGCACAGAAACCATGTTTAACCAAAAATACAATAGATATGGAGTATATAAAGAGGACAGAGAACAATACGCGCGTTGACGTGTATTTCGATGGAGAAAAGTACGTGTTCATTAACGCATTCCACGGATGTGTGGCAGTTGCGAGAAGAGAAGGACTCGTTGAGTTCACTAATGACGGATACATGGCTCACGTCAAGTTCAAGGTCGAGAAAACGAGATGCACCATCAGTAAGAGAACTATAGATGGCGTCATCTATAAGATGGAGAACAGATACATGAGCACTGTCGTTGAGTATGAATGGAAGGAGGTTGACAGAGATGACTTGCCTTATGCCGTGAGCGTGAAAGTAGAGGAGCGTTAAGCCAAAAATCCTGCGTGGAGACACGTAGGAGCTATTATTAACTAAATATTCAAAGGATATGAAAGAAAGTATTGAGGCTATGCTGTGGGATTTCATTATTGACAACAATATCGCCACAGAGGACGAGGTTAGACTTGTCACGGACATAAATGGCTTGAACGAGGAAACGATGACAGACATTATTTATGCCAAGACAGGACTACGCAGTTACGAGCAGTGTAAAGATGAAGGCTACTCCGGCACAGATGAGCTTGACAGCTATTATTGTCTTGACGAAGAAGAAGACAATGAAGAAGAGGAAGAGGATGAAGAAGAAGAGTAGTGTTTGCCTAAAAAGGTGCGCCCATGTATGAGCGTGCCTTCTATTGTTTAACCAGATAAATTATTTGAATTATGGCGAATAAATTTCAGATTACGAACCAGAAGGAGCTGAGAAAGGCATTCTGGGAGTTTTGTGACGAGTGTGGTATCGACTATACTGGCAAGAAGACAAAGTTCAACCTTGACTTGAACATGACTTTCAATGACTGGAAGGACGGATTGCAGAAAGATGGTGTGATAAGCGACAAGCTTTGTTTCAGAGCTTGTCTGTATTAAGCCAAACCAATCCTCACTCTCACGGGTGGGGATTTCTATTAACCAAACAGATTGAAATATGAAGAAAATTGAGATTACGAGAGCTGGCATGGGCGAGAAATGCCCATACCCGAAGTTCAGCAAATTACTGGCAAAAGGCTACATAATGTGCCATCGCTGCAAGTATTGTACTGAAATTGTAAGTGAGTCAGAAGTAATGTGTAACTATAATTAATCTGTAAATTATGAGTGAATTAGAGAAAATCCTGAATGACGATTTGCTGAAGTGCGAAGTATTGAAGACAGAAGAGAATGCAGCAAGGCGTGTATCTCTTATCAAGTGGACGCACGATAATACATTCTCAGTAGCTGAGGTGAATAAGGATACCGGCAAACTAGAGGTTACAGATGTTCCTGGGACAGATGAGTTTAAAGCGTACAAGTATTTCTACAGAAAATGTGGCGATATCGCCATAATTAGCTAAACCTCCCCACATCATCGTGGGGAACAATTATGAACCATTTAAACAGATGAATTATGGAAAAGAATATTGTAGAAGAAGTTCTTAATTGCAAGGGTGAGGTTTTGGAGAAGATTGCTGATTATATCGGCACAAAAAGCTTTGCCACGGTAATCGAGAATCTCTATCGTGAGTGTCTTGATAAGTTTGATGACGCAGAAGATTTGGAGGAATTCATATCTGATTTGGATGGAAGAAATATCCAGTCCATGGCATGGGATTTCACTCTTGAAGTGAACAAGGAGATGAAGAAATATCTCCATCTTGACGACCAGCGCATGGATGGTAATTTTGCCAATCTGTACAACGATTATCCCAGACACGTTACAGGTACGTTCTGGGCGACGGACTACGATGGCGACGATTACTACGATTTGTATCCTGCCATGGTAGCCAGACTTGATGCCGCAGAAGACAGTGAGCAGGCTAACAAGGACAGAGAATATCTCGAAGAATGGTATTTCAAGGCGTTCGGCACGTACAACATCAAGTACAATTTCGGCAATTACCTTGAAGAGGTTCACTCCATGATGGAGGAAGATTACGAGGAAGCCTAACAATATCCCCTAGCATGGGGATATTCAATGTTAAACCATTTAAATGATATTAGATATGAGTTACGAATTTGCAAAGGAGGAAATCGGTGATTACAGAATCACGATTTACCAGGACGAAGATGCTGAATGCCCTTGTACTGCATGGGATTTGGTAGGAGTTTACTTCTGGGACTATTCCGATTACGGATATAGCAGAAGACTATCTCGTGGTTGCAGTAGCGAAGTTGATGCTAAAAATGCAGAAGAAGCCTTGAAAGAGCTTGTCTGCAAATACGTGTCGCAAAAGAAGATTATCGACTACATTAATAGTGAAAATGTCGATAGTTTCCGTATGCGCTACGACAAGAGTGACCATATGTGGTATCTCGAAAATCTGTACGACGGCAAGTGGTACAACCACGAAGAGTTCTGTCCGAGTGACTTGAAGAGATTCGACTACAGAGGTGAGCTTTGCGACATTCTTGAAGAAGATGATTTTGCGTACCTTCTTCATGACTGCAAGGATATAGCTTTCTATGAGTGGTCCTCTACAGGCTATTGCCAGGGTGACTATGTTGGCGGCTATGCTTATTGTGACAAGGAGCGTTTTTCGGAGTTTTTTGCCATAAACACAAAGAACTGGAGAAAGCGAGCTTTGGATGCATTCGAGGGAGAAGTCAAAGGTATAGGTCTTTGGATGTGGGGAGATGTCAAGGGATACGTCTTAGAAAAGAAAGTCCGTTACAAGAAAGTCTTCACTGAAATCGATCGAGAATCAGAGGACGACTGCGAATGGGAGCAGATTGATTCCGTTTGGGGATACTACTACGAGGATGCTGACGACCTTATCGAAGAGATTATCAAAGAGCACGGCTTAGAGCCGAAAGATGCAGCCTAACCAAGGGGAGCTTGCATGCTCCTCTTCTTTTAACCAAAATACATTGAATTATGGGAAAGATTACAATTTCACAGAAGGGAAACAGAACCTTCTATCGTGTAAACAGAAGAATCGTGTGCTATCGTGAAGGGCACAAGTATTATGTGGGTAAGCCTTCATCTGGCAGCACCCATCTTGCGTTTGATGCCTTGTCCGAGAACATTGCACACGAGAGATGCATTGAGATTTGTGAGAATAGTATCTATGTGGAGATGAAGTATCTGAATCCGGTAGCATACAACGCCCACAGAGTATTGAACGCATTAGCTCAAAGATAGCCTTCGGGCTATCACTATAACCAATTAAACAAAAGAGAATTATGACGAAAGAAGCAAAAAAGGTATTCGATAAGTTTTTCAAGATCCATCGTGACAACGTTGCAGGTAAGACTATCTGCTTTATCTCACGTGGAGAGTGGTCTGATCCTCAGATTGCGTACAAGGGCTATCTTCTTAATTACTGGGATGTATTAGAGCTGGCGTGTCCAGAAGATGCGCCGGAAGATTACGAGCCAGATGAAACAGAATGGTATGACGCTTGTGTGGATTCTCTATTCGGCTACACAGATTGCGGCTTAAAACCTGACAAGTTTGAGCCATCAGACGCTATGAGCGTGACAGGTATCATTAATATCAAGAAGCCTTAAAAACGGAGGGAGCAATCCCTCTGACATTATTAACCAAATTATTAAAGATTATGAAGAGATATTACGTATCAGTCACAGAACATTTGAACAAGGTAGTCAGCGTTGATGCTGAGAGTGAGGATGAAGCCGTACAGAAAGTGCAGGATGCCTATAATAATAGCGATATTGTTCTTGACGCTGACAATTTCTCAGGTGAGGTTATCGAGATCGAACCAGATCAGGAGTACTGGAGAGAATCCGAAGAAGATGACAGCGCAGCACTCCAGCACATCGACTAGCCAAACGGGGAGAGTAATCTCCCTACCAATAACCAAAACATTACGATTATGACAAGAGAAATGCAAAAAGAATTGGAAGAGAAATATTTCCGTGAGTGCGGAGATATGGCAGTAGCGGAGGAGATGGCTCAGATGGATTACGATGCGGACCAGGCATCATCCGATTATTACCCTCACTATGACGAATACTCTGGAGAATATTGTTTTTAGCTAAAAAGGTGGCCATGTGTCACCACACAAACCAAAACAAGAAGAATTATGAATGAAGACAAAATCCTAGAGATGTTTTTTGAGAAAGCCAGATGGCAGTATGCCATTGAAAAAGGCTTATTCAAGGACATGAACAAAGCAGTAATGTATCAGTTGACTACACCAGAGGCTCGTCTGGCTATGTATCAGAGGATCAAGAGCGGCAATTACAAGATAATGCCGCCACATACAGCCAAGATTCCGAAAGACAACGGAGATTTCCGTACGGTCTATGTGAATGAGGCTGTTGACAGAATCCTACTGAGTATAGCAAACGACCTTCTGTTTGAGCTGACACCGGAGATGGTACATCCACGCTGTACGTCATACCAAAAGGGTATCGGCTGCGGTCGTGTTGTACAAGATGTCTCCCATATAATATACTCGGCAGATGGTAAAATCATCGGATTCAAGTCCGACTTATCCAAGTACTTTGACAATGTGCCTATTCGATTCATCGACTGGGCATTCAACAAGGTTGAGGAGAAGCACGGAAAGTCTGCACTGATAGATGTCATCCGTGACTACTATCACACAGACATCTATTTTGATGAGGACAATAACCTCTGCGAGAAGTATCAGTCCCTCAAGCAGGGATGCTCTGTTGCTGCATGGCTGGCTGACGTGGTTCTATACCATATCGACGAGATGTTATCGAGTCTGAACGGATATTACGTCCGTTACTCTGATGATATTCTCTTCGTTGGCGAGGACTACGAGAAAGCGATGGATATACTGAAGAGCGAGCTGGAGAAGATGCAGATGACGCTCAATCCGAAGAAGGTTGAGTATCTTGACACTAATCACTGGTTCAAGTTCCTCGGATATTCCATCAAGGGTCACAATATATCTCTGTCGTCCACTCGCATCAAGACCTTTCAAAAGGAAATTGAGAAGAGGACGATAAAGAAACGTGATACCACTATGAGAAAAGCCATCAATGCAGTAAACAGGTATCTCTACAAGGGGTACTGCGATTACTCCTGGTCGACTCAGGTTCTTCCGGTCATAAACGTAAAGGAGGATATCGACAAACTCAACGCATTTGTCATGGACTGCATCCGTGCGGTCAAGACAGGCAAGAGAAAGGTCGGTGGTCTCGGATACGTGAAGACTCAGGCTGTAGGTTGCATAGACCGAGGCCGTGGCAGGAACGTGAAAGCCAACAGGGGTAAGACAGAGAGTGAAATCAAGGGGTATCTATCAATCGGTTGTGCTCAGAATGCCTTGCGAACGAGCAGGGCAGCGTACAACACATTGGTAAATACCCTGTAGATGAGTATCCTAGCGCAAGGATTTTGCCGGAATGAAGAAGAATGTTTTAAACATCCGGTCTCGCACGATCGCGGACCTATCTCTGAATCAGAGATGGTCCTGCGATCCTCTCCACCAGGATGCTATCAAACTGATAAAGCTATGCGCAGTATCTTCTGACCGGCATACTCTGTAACCGAGCACACGGACGTGAGAGAAGGACGGATAGATTCAGGCTAGGCCTCGAAAACATCATCCGATGGGACCGAGTTATCCAAGTTTACAACTTGAGACACCTCGGGCCCCTCGTATGACGCACAAGGCGTAGCTCATCAACGGAGTACAGAAATGTGCCAGTCCGTATGACTTACACCGGTGGCGCACACCACCACTCCCTGGCGGATGGCAATGTTTAATACCACAGGTTCTCTTAACCAGAGTCGGTGATCCTGGATATTCGTGCTGTTTGCACTCGATCCTGGATCACCTATTCTGGCGAATCCTGTGCTGAAATCAGAATCATAAAGCATTGTGCCGAGCCATCGGTCAGGGAATTACCCAAGCACGAGGGTAGTCTTTAGAGGAGAGTGAATTTATGAGTGACTGTTGTACTCGCCGGCTAATGCTGTGAATCCACAGCGTCATCCGGCGATTATAACATCCCTCAGATCAAGCTACTACAGCTACGTGCCACACTCTCAGATGAAGACAACGTTATTGCCAAACGAGGTACACGAGGAGGCTGTAATTTACCAACCAGCTTGCAAATAACGCGGGTTAATCCTTAGGTTAAATATTAACCCGCGTAAGCCGTCTGGTTCGTATCAGCTGATTATAGGAAGGCAACAGACCTATGAGTGTACCTGCAAACAACCAAAAGTGAATTGCATCACGACTTATCAAGAGTATGAGGTTTAATGTCCCGTAAGTGGAATTCCTGTGCCTAGCCGTTGTCACCGCTGACACAGGTATCCAATCACGGGACCTAATCACGAACATATATCCATGCAACATAATACATGAGATAAGTCTAGGTTATTGCGAGCCGAATGGTGCGCAAGGAGAATAGATTGTACAATACTGTTTCAATCATTCTGAGCATCCAGGTGATTACCTGGATCCGTCAGGACTCAGATACAGTATTAATCAAGACCTTATAGTTACGCAACAGATTCTCTGAGCGCATTCCTATTAACCAATACTTTTTAGAATTATGAGAAGAAAATATCGTGTAGGAATTGTAGAAACGTCGAACGGATTTGTGGACGTTGAGGCAAGTAGCAAAGAGGAAGCTAGAAAAAAGGCGTATGATGCATGGGCAAATGGTTATGCGGTTATGTGCGGAGATATAGATTGCAAGACCGCAGAAGTATGTCCAGGCTAAAAAATCCCACGCAATAGTGGGATTCTTATTAACCAATATTATAGAATTATGAACAGCAGATTACTAAAGAAGCTTGAGGAAATCAAGAAAGAGTACGGAACATCGGAAGTGTGCATGGGCGAGATGCTTGATTCTGTAAGTGCAGACGGGTTATCTATCGAGGATGCTCACTGGTTGTATATGCGTGCAATGGAGTGGGCGAACGGAGATAAGTTCTATATCCACATCGGAGAAGACGAAGATGTACTGAGTAAGGATGAACTCGAAGAAGCCAATCTGATAGTGCTGGAATAAGCACTATCCCTATTAACCAACATTTTAAGAATATGACATACGACGAGATTATCAATGAAGTTGAAAATGGTGCTAAGTTCACCATCAACTTCCAGAAGAGAACATGTAGAGTGAACGGCAAGGTAGTAATGTCCGAGGAAGACAAGCCGAAGGACACGCCTTACCTTACACCCGAGGTTGTGTTTGTTGGCATCGAGCAAAGATACGCAGCGTACAAGCATTCTGTGCCTTCAGAGCGTTCTGAATCCCATCGCCGCTACTATTTCAAGGCTTTGCCAGAGAAAGAGCTCTCAGACGAAGATATGATGTACGGTGAACGACGCGAGGTAGCCAGATGCAAGCTGGAGTTGTATGTACTGATTCAGCTTCTCAGAGGAAACCTCGCATGGGAGAACAGATGGGGAACATGGTTCTGGCGTTCCGAGAACGACAAAGACCTGATAATCCTTAGAGACTGGATTGAGCCAAACAAGGGTGGGGCGTAAGCCTCATCCACTAGAGTTAATTGACATACTCTCACGCATGAATACGTGAGATTCTTGGATGCAGGCGCACATGCGCCCTCCTTGCGGAAGGTGTCTTACTAGTGCTCTCCAATTCGGCAATGCCCTGCCGAAGTATATTCTGCGCAGCGAGAAGGTCACGGCTATGGACTGCACCACACTCAGGGCAAGTCCATTGCCTATCCTTCAACCGAAGCTGCTTGTTAACATAGCCGCATGTACACGTCTTTGATGAAGGGTAGAATCGGTCAATCTTATGAACGGTGACACCATACTTGGTGGCCACATATTGGAGCTTTCGTACAAATTCTCCGTGTGCCAGGTCACTCATCTTCCTGCCCCACAAGGCAGACATACCGGTGAGTTGCAGGTCTTCGATGAAGATACGGTCATACTGCCGGCACAGATGGTGTGCCAGTTGCCACTGGAACTCATTCCGCTGATTGACTATACGTTGAAGAATGTGGTTGAGTTCCTTCCGTCGAGCCTGTCGGTGGTGACTGTCCGATGCGGTCTTTGATAATTTGCGAGAGGCACGCTGTACACGTGAGAGTGTAGCCTTCAGGAACTGAGGGTTTTTGACCGTCGTTCCGTCGCTCATCGTCATGTAGGTCTTTAAGCCAAAGTCGATGCCTACGGATGCACCATTGTGTGTCTTTTCGAGGCTGACAGGGGCTTTATCAAGTACCATGATGATGAAATACTCTCCCAGCGGACTGCGCTTGACGGTGAGGGTCTTGACCTTGCCGTCATAGGGTCTGCTCAGCGAGAACCTGTATCGCTTGCTTATTCTGTTTATGGTCAGCACGTTCCCGTTGAGGGAATAACCTCCCTGCTTAAAGACAATCGAGGAAAAGTCCTTCGCCCGTCTGAACTTTGGAGGTCGTGCTGCCAGATGCTTAAAGAAACGCTTGTAGGCATCATCAAGCCGCTCGAGTATCTCCTGAACGCTCTGTGAGTGAAGGAGGTTACGGCTTATGCGCTTTACGAAATGTGCTTTCATACGAGCACATCCGATGTATTTATGATACATGCGGTAGTAGCGTTTCTGTAGCGCGAGTGCATGATTCCACACAAAAGCAGCTTCACGGAGCATCTTATCCAGGTGCTTCGTCTTATCGGTACGATATAGCTTGTATTTGTATGAAATCATGAGCAAACGTTATTTTGCTTACAAATATACAACTTTTTCTTTAGCTTTGCAAATTTATTCAGAAAAATATGCGCTTTCATCCCATACCTGAAGGTAGTGTGGATTCCCGCGCTGAAATCATAACATTTTAGTAACCAATTTAAAATAATTAGAATTATGAAGCAGATTGTAACAATCACTGGTGAGAACTTGAACATCGTAACAAAGAACGTAGAGGCTACAGCAGCTACCAAGAAGACAAAGGCGCAGATGCGTCTCGAAGCTCTTAAGGCAGCAGGCGTTGACGTAAGTAAGTACTTCCCTCTCGGTGACGACCAGCTTATCAAGATCGAGAATGGTGCAGCGGTTCCTGTAGACATGGACGATGCGACTATCGATGCGGTAGGCAAGAAGATTGTCGAGGGTGGATACGTGAACAACTGGAAGCTGTTCCGTCGTTGGGTTATGTCTCAGATGTTCCACATGTTGCGAGACATGGAGAAGGACGGAAAGTCATTCAACGAGGTTTTACAGAAGAAGGGCTATGAGTACCAGTGGCGCATGTTGGAGGACGAACTCTATGCTCAGGTAAAGATGTCTGAGCACGGAGACCTTGACAATGTAGGTGCTAGAAACCGATGGTTTAACGGCGACGTTGCCAGCGACATGGTTACTGACTACATCAGCAAGCTCCGCAGCTACGTAGATAACAATCTTATCTGGAATGTCAAGAAAGACAAGGACGGAAACGAGAAGAAGGCATACAAGCATACCTGCAAGGGTAATCCTTACGTTCGTCTTCAGAACAAGGATATCTTTGTCAGCGACTTGGAAAAGAAAGTCTACACCCCTCTCAGAGAGATTGCTAACGAGATGGCGGCTGTCGCTACATACAAGCAGCTCTATGCTGTAGTTCGCAAGTTCAACAAGAACCGCAAGCATCTCGAATGGAATACCAAGCAGGCTGATGCGTTCATTGACGCATACAAAGGCTCTGGTTCTTATTACACCATGCGTAACCTCATCATGTTCCACGGAGCAAGATTCCTGAAGGGCGGACGAAAGATGTCAGAAGCAGCATCTTTGAAGGAACTCGAATCTAAGGCTAAGTCTTATGATGGACAAGGCTGGAGAATGCTCGGTGTTCTCAAGCAGCTCATCAAGGAGTCCGGCATCGACATCCAGGGAAAGATTAACGAGTGGTTCAAAGCCAAGTGTAAGAAGTAACCTTAGCAAGATGTAAGGTTCGCCGCCTGAAGAATGGTGGCCCGGCAGTAATTTACAAGAGCTTCTGCAACGAGAGGATCTCCTCCAGTGCATTCACTGGAGGTAGTCCTTCGAGCTAAAGCTCTCCAGATCAAACTACTAAAGTAAGGCACCAGCCGGGAGCCATTCTAGCCAAAAGTCGGTTACTGATTCGGTAACCGATTCAATGTCTAACCAATAAAATGAAGGATTATGAAGAAAATTAATGTAGACACAAGAAAGTATGTGAAGGCTCCTATTGATGGAAAGAATGTCGTTGAGGAATCACTTCTCGATGCTATCTTTGATGATTCGCAATATCTTAGCAATAAGTTCTCATTGGGATTTGTCGGCGGTGTACCTACAATGATAGAGTATAATGGAAACTACTTGTCTATCAAGAAGCTACGCCCGTGGAGTACATCAGAGTGGGGCAGAGAGATTGTCAAACGACTAACAGGCGAGTCCAAGAACAACATATATTGTTACGAGACGAAGCAGTATCTTGACGAACGCCAGGCAGAGCCTTTAATCTACACATTCTTTCTGAGTGCAGATTACCTTACGGTAAGATTTCACTACAATATAAAAGTAGATGAAGATTAGCCAAACATGTCAGTCGTTAACAGCGGCTGACTCCTTATCATAACTAGATTTTGTTTAAATGGTTCAAGCCGGTCTGTCGTGAGACACGCCGGTTTTTTGTTCCCCAAGTTTAACCAATTAAAATTTGTGAATTATGGCAACAGCAAGAAGAGGTACAAGAATGCTCAAAGCTTCCGACATTATGAAGAGAAAGGGCATTGTCCAGAAACAGATGGACATGAACAAGTTCAACGAGGTTATAGAGAATTTCTTTATGACCCACGAGCCTAAGGATACGATTCTCCTTACGCCGAAGAGATTCATCGAGATGGATAACCCGCCAGAGGGTGACTTCATTGACTATCTCGATGTCAGCGTGTGGGAGAAGAAATGCGATGATCCGGATGACCAGTTCGACTTCATCGACTATCAGTTCATGAAGAAGAACGGGATGCTCCGTCCTATCCTTATGGTGAACGAGCCGTTCATCGGCAATGCTGCCGGGTGGCTGAGAGATTTTTGTGGATTCACTGTGAAGAGCAGAACACGAAAGAAGAAGAAAGAATACATCGTGTCTCTGCCGGTTTAAAGCCGAAAAAATGCGTGGAACATTATTGTTTCACGCTCCCAGTATTAACCAATTAAATGGAATTATGAAGAATATCAGATTTGAACCTAGCTACTATGAGTGGCATTTGGTGGGAGAGGATGGAAGAATCCTCCTGAATATACCAGATAGTATAGTTGATTATTGTGAGACGATGAGCGATTTATGCTTCGTTATCGAAGACCTTCCAAGGCAAGCATCCGATGCGGTTTCTTGTGGGGAAGAGCTATATGGTGTTGATGTCACAATGTTTGTTTACGAAGGTATCGGAGAAGATAAAGACATCATTGAATTGATAGAAAGCACGCTTGCGACCCACTTCGGAATTGTAGCCTAAAAGCCCTCTTTGGAGGGCACTAGTATTAACCAATTAAAATTAAAGATATGAATGATTTTTTAAAATTAGCTGAGGAATTAGACTGGAGTTATAATGTTGACGATACACCTAACGAAAGAGGTGAGGTTTGCGTCGAGTTAGAGAAGTATTCCCCACAAGACCAAGATTTCATTGTTTCTATCTGGTTCGAGAAGGACAACGAGTGCGACTTCGCCGACAAGCTAGAGGAGTACTGGAGAGGCTTTGACCCAAGCGAGGAGGCTATTAATTGGGTTGGGCCAGATGGACACGGAACAAATGGCGCCCCATATGACCTGCAAGACATTATCAACGACATGGTTGACTGCAAGGAGATGCTAAGGGAGTTGGTCGTGAAATACCACAACCAAGCCTACCCGAGCAAGAAGTTCGATAACTACGACAACGGACTTACTTGCAGCTTTGACTGCTATGATTCCACTGACGATGAGATGCAGGCTATTCGTAACATCCTTGCATCTTTGGAGAATGCGAGGACCTACGCATCCGGTCTCTACAACAATCCTAACAGATGGGAGTTGGATGAGATGCTTGGTCGATTCAAGAATATTGTCAGAGATAAGCTAGAGAGCGGATTCACGAACAGGGTTTAGCCAAACCAAACCGTTACATATCGTAGCGGTTTCTATAAACCAAAATATTAAGATTATGGATAGAAAAGTATTGAAAGACAAGATTGATGAGTTGCGTTCAACAGCCAAGATGGAGCTTGCATGCACCATCCGTGAGATTATGAGAGAGCACAATGTGCAGAAGAAAGAACTTGGCTGGCCTGTAGTTATCAACAATAGCAGTCTTGTAGATGTCGTAGAGGTAGGTAGTAGAGATACCGATATCCCGTTTTTCGTCATAAATGTTGGTGTTGGCTACTACAAAGAGCCTCACAAGGTAAGTGCATTGGACGATAGCGTATCTGTCGAGCTACTCGCTGATATTGCGACAGGGTTGAATAACGAACTGAGTGGATACGTCAGCACTTATATGGCAAAGTACAGATTCATCTATGAAGACGGAACTACTGCTGACATGGATGAGCCTTATGTATTCCTTGCAGAATCAGAAATAGATGCCAAAGATAAGGCTGACGACTATGCAGAGGTATGGAATAACTGGAATGAAGATACGATAGAACTCGTATCAGTCGAGAAACAGACCGCTTCGGAAGGTTAAATTAGCGTTAAAAACGGCAAAGATGATGGTTTATATTATAAACTTTTAGTATCTTTGCCACTAGTAACCAAAATAATAGAATTATGACAGAAGAATTAAGAATCAAGACAAGAGACTGGGAACGACTGTTGAGCCCTGTTCTGCAAGAGAAGTACAAGCTCGCAATCAAGCAGGGCTGGTTCTCTGACTATCACAGCAACGCATGGAGGCACAACACCTTCTATGGAGCCTACATCTGGAAGTATCCGAAGTTCATCAAGGTCGTGAGAATGTTCGAGGAGCTGTTGGGCCACAAGCCATTGTGGGAAGACATCACTGACGACAACCTCCGTGACCTCTTTGAGAAGATCAAGGAGAACTACGCTCCAAATTCCGCAAAGACCGTATGCGCCACCATCAAGGCGGTGATACGTGAGAACGATGCTACGAAGGAGATTAACAGCCCTACATTCGGAAAGATACTCAGAACGAAGGTTGTGCCCGTACAGTCCGTCTATCTCTCGGATGAGGAGATAAACAGAATCATCAATTACAATCCAAGAGGACAGACGAAGAGATATGTTCAGCGTATGTTCCTCATGGAATGCCTCTGTGGAGCACGATATAGCGATTGTCAGAGGATAACCCCCGAGAACATCGATGATACCGGACACTTCCTGGTGTATGTAGCACAGAAGACCAAGACAGAGGTAAGGGTTCCTCTTCACAAGAAGCTCCGTCCGTTCCTGGTATGCGGAACGGGTGTCGAACCTCTACCTGGCGAAATCAGCGAGATGACCTTCAACCGAACTCTTCGTGACATCTGCCGTGAATGCGGAATAGATGCGAACACGAAGGTGTTTAAGGCCGGAAGGGAGGAGACCGGAAAAAAGTACCGCTTCATCTCCTCACACACCGGCAGACGTTCGTTCGCAACGAATCTTTCCAAGAAAGGAGTACCGCTAGAACAAATTGCCGTCATGATGGGCCATACCAGCAATGGTAAGCCCAACATTCAGATGACGATGCGCTACATTGTCGGGAAAACGGAAATCGACAGCAACACCCTCAAGATATTCGGAGTCTATGATAAGGACGGCGACGAGTCAGATGAGGACTAAGCCAAACTGGAGGTGGCCAATAGCCATCTCCTGCTATTGTTTAACCAATTAAATAACGAATATGGTAGAAGATTATACAAAAGAGGAGTTTCACAGACTCGTCACTGAGTGCCAGAAGAAGTACGAAAAGCTCGAAAAAGAGACCGTAATGAAGGCTCTTACTGGCGAGGTTGGTACAAATTCTGCAATGGTAAAAGAATTGGAGTCGCTGAACTTCCAATACCACGAGGAGATGGACGAGTACGACGATACGGCGCTTGACCTGAATCCGGGTCTTATCGAGAACTTCAAGAGAGCAGAGCGTGAAGGCAAGAACGTTATCTTAGAGGCGCAGGAGTATCTGAAGATTCTCGGTATGTGCGAAGAGATGTTCAACCAGAAGATGTGGGTCAACGAAGATGGCCACATGTGTGACGAAGACGGAAATAGACTATCTGCCGACGGAGAACATCGTGTATTTGAGGTCATCAAGGGAGGCAAGCAAGACAACTAGTCAAAACCAGGAAGTAGCAATACTCCCTGCCAAAGATACTTTCCATATTAAATTAAATGGGGCTGAGCTATCGGCCATACGGGCGGATTAGACAATTAATGTTTCGTCCTCTCTTGCTCGTGAGGGTATGAGAGGATTTTATCCAAAAACAGATATAATAATCTGACTATTATTAACTAAATTTAGAATTATGAAGAAAACAATGAATGAGGATTTGCCTTACGAGCAGCAGATGAAGCCTATCCTTGCAAGCTACGACAGACTTGTTGAAGAGAACCAAAATCTCAAGAATAGAGTAGCAGAACTGGAAAAGGCCTTGAAGTCTGCTAGTAACGAATCGGAAAGAAAGTACAACGCAGAGATTAGCGACATCATTAACACCTGTAAACAGCGAGGCGAGAAGCTTGAGTGGATCCAGAAGACCCTTGAAGACTATCTCGTGAGCTTAGGCATTGAGCTTCCTCAGTACAGAACGGTTACCAAAGTCGTGAAGATGATCGTTAAGATTTAGCCCCGATTAGCCAAAACATGGAGCTTCGGCTCCTGCAATTAATAACCAAGCCCTACGCAACACGGTCAAGCGAATTTATATGAGTGAAAAGCTAGTAGTAAAGATTCTCATGATAGCCGGAAATATTGCCGCTGTCGTGTCTGCATTGGTTGTCCTCTACAATCTAGGCGCAGCAATATTTGACTCGGACCTCAAAGCTTATGCCGCAATAGATAGAATCCCAATCGGCATTGCTTCCTTTCTATCATCCGTCGTACTCATCGGTTTCGCGTATATCGTAAAACATGTGTGCGAAGTCAAGGATTAATTCATACAACTAGCCGCTTATCACTTCACAGATAGGCGGCTATTTTATTAAAAGTCACCACTAAAAACACATCAAAAAACACACTTTTTCCTTAAAAAGGGTTAATGTAAATATTCTGTACTTTAATGAATGGCACGAATTCCTGTTTTTACTTCAATCGAAATACATAGCTAAATCAGTACTTTCGAGAGTTTTGTTTTTACTTTTTACTTGAATGAGCGGATTTTTGACACAAATCAGGCATTTGGAGGGTACAGAAAGATATTGTACTTTTGCAGTGCTTGTTAGTAGTAGTGCGCTAAACAGCGGACATTTAAGTATATTTGAGTGATTATTCACTTCCCTATACGAAACCCTATCCAGAGTTCGGAGCACTACACGAACAAAGGATAGGGTTTTCCTTTACCCTATCTCAAAGTTCCAAGCAAAGACATACGAGGTTCAATCCGTGCAGTCCTCTTCGGAGTTATCGACCGATATATAAAACTGCTCTGTCAGGTAAGTTACATTATGGTTGTGTAAATCCCGCAACGTGTCACCTCACGACGGGTGCCCATATCAGAAATGAGAAAGCCAACCATAACGAGCAAAGCTCTGTGGGTATCAGAAGACTTATGCTGGCTTTACAAGGAGTACGAACTACTATGGTATTATTATATATATTGTAGTTGATAAAAATTAAGGTTCGGCTCGCTTGGCTATCCCATTTATTCTTATGGGTATAGAGGTGTTGTATATGTAAATAAAGAATATTAAGATTATGAAGAATGAAACAAAACTCAAAAAGTTAGAAGCGTGGTTGGATGAGAACAATTTCAGTCACCACGTCCCTCGTTCTCTTGAGAGAGGCGTGAAGGGTAGCCCAAATCTCATCATAACTCCATTCGGTAATCACAGAATTAACGTGAAGATTGAGGGAGATGACGACAGTTTGTTTTATGACCGCCATAGGGGCAAGCATCCTGTATTCATAAGAGACTCGGAGACTCCAAAATTTGTGCTCGAAAAGGTGCAGAACGTTATCATCGAGCTGATGAAGAAGGAGAACGCCTTCACTCAGCTTACTCCTGAAGAGAGAAGGAAGGTGGAGAAGAAGCGAGAGAAGAACAGGAAGAAAAATCTCCGCAGAAGACAGAAGTGCAATGCCGCCAATAACGGTATTTAAAGATTTAAGATTAAAAATATTGAGATATGAACGAATTGAAAATTTTCAGTAATCCTGCCTTTGGGCAGGTAAGAACAGCAGGAACTCCAGATAATCCTTTGTTCTGTTTGGCAGACGTATGTAATGCCGTAGAGCTTACGAATCCTTCTTCCGTAAAGGGTCGTTTAGACAAAGAGGACGTGCAACTGGTTGATTTACACGCCCTAAACTACAAGATGGTAGGAAACTCAATGGCAACCTTCATCAACGAATCCGGCTTTTACGATGTGTTGTTGTTTAGCACAAGCCCGAAAGTTAAGCCATTTAGAAGATGGGTAACACATGAAGTTCTTCCTTCTATCCGCAAGACGGGTCAGTATAGCGTCGCTCAGCCATCCTTGAATGATAAGCTGCAAGCAAATCTTACTTTTGCCGATTGGACCATAAAGACCCTCAATCTCAACGAGGCTAGCAAGATATGCTGGGCAAAGAAGATTGCTGAAAAGTTCGATATCCCTACGGATGCACTTCCTTCAGGTGTCAACGCCGGCACAGAGGCTCCTACGCTCCATGCAGCGAAAGACCTCCTTAAGGAAAACAACATTCCTTTCACTTCTGTTGCCTTCAACAGGATCCTGATGGCTAAGGGTGTCATCCACGAAGCTACACGTCCTAGCAGAGATAAGAACAAACCTTGGAAGTGGAAGGTGCTCAACAAGGGATTCGAGTGCTTCGGTCAGAATATCCAGGATCCGAAGTTTCAGTCTCAGACCCAGATTAAGTGGTACGACAATAGATTTCGTGCTCTTCTGAGTTATGTTGGCATTGAAGTTCCTCAGTCGCTTGGGTTCTAAAAGGACGTAAAATCCGTCCTTTTAGATTATAATGTCAGATTCTCCGACATTTTAAATAGGGGGGAAATCCCCATATTAAAATCAAAATGTGAGAAAACCTCACGTTTTATAAACACAAAATCTACATGGGCAAAATTCTCCCTATGTACTTATATAAAAATATTGAGATTATGAAAGAAAGATTTAAAATGATTTTCGACCGCATCGACATCTTAGTCGTGTGCATTGTTTTCGGGTGCTGCCTCACAGTAGCAGAGGCTTATATGGGATTCTGGAAGGGGTTTGTGCAATGCTTTATAATGACTTTTCTCATTACCGAAGTCTGCTACACCCTTCGCTGCAACGAGAAGCTGAAGAAGGAGCTGATTGAAGCTAACTGGAAGCTGAAGGATGCTGAGGGAGAACTGGAATCAGCCAATCGGCAGATCACCAAAAAGAGCAAGGTCGCATACTTCTATACACTACTGATGAAGCTGTGGAAGGAAAGATGGGAGTGCGAACACGCCAAGGTACTCTACTGCAAGCGCAGGATAACATCGAAACAGCTTGTTGATGCGATGAATCATGCTGATAAGGAGTGTAGCGAGATTTCAGACGAAATCTCTAAGCTTACCAAGAAACTTAACGGATTATACGCTAAAAAATAGCGGTTTTCTTACGTATCTCGGAAAAAGTTCGTATATTTGCACTAACACATTCAAATAGCACTCTTCCGCCCGGCGTTCGGACTCACTCCCGGAGCCGGGCATCTCTTTTAGGATTTTGAATTATTCGTCATAAGCAATTATTAGATTATAGGTTTACCCCACGTCATTTGCAGATGGCGTGGGGATTTTCCTTGTTAACCGTTCAGATAGTCGATGACTTTTCGGTTCGCCTCGTCTATCTTCTTATTGTCGAACTGAATATAAAGGTCGGTTGTGGATGAATCCCATTCACTATGGCCTAGAGCCTTGCCGATAACTTCCTTCGGAATATCAATGCTCGCCGCTATGGTGGCCCAGCTTCTTCTTGCCGTGTACCACACGATGTCCTTGTGAAGAGGCTTGATTTCCTTCTTGATCAATGCACCACGCTTGTTTTTCTTCATTTCTGTCGGTCCGATTCTCTTCAGGTAGTCTCCAAGCGTTCTTCTGAAGCTTGATTCCTTCGTTCCGTCATCCAGGATGCATAGAAGATGCTTCTTTCCCTTGTACTTCTTGATGATTTCCATCGCTTCCGGCTCAACCTTGATGTCGTAGAGTCTTCCGGTCTTGTTGCGCTTGTATTGGATGCGCCCTCTCTTGATGCAGTCAGCAGGAAGTTCGAGCAGGTCGGAGAGGTTGATGCCTATCAGATAGAACCCGAGCATGAACAAGTCACGGTACTTCTCCATGAAAGGCTCTACCGGAAAGTCGCGATACTCCCTCATCTCATCGGCACTCAGATACAGGTACTGCTGACGCTCCGTCTTGATGGAAAACTTACGGAAAGGATATTTGGTGGTAATCTCATTATCTATGGCCCAGTTGAACACCGTACGTATGTTTCTGAGGTCGATGGCTATTCCACCGCTCATGCGGCCCTTCAGGAGCTCATGCGCCAGGAATCTTTCGAGCCAGTCCCTGTCGATGCTGTCGAAATCCGCATGCTCATCGAAGGATTCAATCCTCTTCCTCGTTCTGAGGAATATCTCCTTGGTGCTGTCCTTGGCCTTGGTCTTGATGAACTCATCGATGTAGTAGAGGATGTTCTTCTCTATAGATGCTGCCCTTCCGTTTATGATGGCTTTGATTTCGTCCTTCATCCTTGCTGCCGGAAGCTCGCCGTTCATATAGATATATTCCTCCACGGACGCAAACAGCCTTGCAAGCATTGCCGTCTTGGCTCTTGCGTTCGGAACACTCTTCGGGAAGATCATTCCGCTGAACTTGACCGTACTCGTGATTCCGGTATAGACCTGGAATCTCTTTCCGTTGTAACTTATGATGAAGAAAACCTTCAGTGATTTTCCTTCAACGTATGTCTTGATGCTATTCATACTTACTCACAGATTTTACTCACAATTTTACTCACAACTCAATTTTACTCACATATTACTCACAAAACTACTCACATTGGCGTACATTATGCACGATTTTGTACCTATTTTGTGGGTGAAAATGATGGATTTTACTATGTTTTTAATGGTGAAAAATGATGTAAGTTGCTGATTATCAGTATTTGAGCGAGATACGGGAGTCGAACCCGCCTCACAGGCTTGGGAAGACTCTCGTGTATCTCGGTAAGTCTCTAGTACTGATAGTATTTGGTGTAATTACCGGTTACTTACTCACATATTACTCACAAAAATCGTATTTTACTGCACTTTTGTGAGTACGTACACCATGCCTAATTTTTCTGTTGCAAACTTTACTAGGTCAATTTCCGTTGCTGAAACAAAGTAGGCTACGTACATTTCGCTTCCATCGAAGTACACCGCAGAAGTGCCAGTGTCAACGGTTCCGTCCTGCTTGTAAGCGGTATTAGCTTTCCAGGTCTTGTAGCCACCAAACGGCATTGTCATAGGTATGGCCGCATCCCCATTGATTACTACCGAGAAGTCTCCCTCTGTGCGAAGGATGCCGCCATCCAAGAATGAAATTGTATTTCCCTTCTGAATGGAGTAGTGGTTTATCGGAATGGGGAAATCCTGAATCTTGCTCAGTTTCCACTTGCCGCTCATAACCTTGCTGGCATCAAACTTCTGTTCCTGTTTCTCATTGTCGTCATCATCGCTACTGCTGCATGATGTGAATGATGCTCCTGCAAGAAGTATCATTGCTGCTAATAATACCTTCTTCATAATCCTTATATATAATAATGTTATACATCGATTCCGTTATCTGCAAGAATCTTCCTGAGAAGACGAATCTCGCTGTCCTTGGCCTTGATAATCTCATCCTTGGCGTTGATGATCTGAATGAGCTGGGCATTCTTATCATTAAGAGATTCTCCTTCTCGCTCTTTGGCCCGTTCTGTGCCAGTTTCGATATTCTGGTTGTTATGGTGGCCAAACATGCTTGCTATTACTGACGTTGATGGACTCGAACAGTCTTTTGCATGCTGAGCTGCTCGTTCTATTTCCTCTTTTATCAAGTCGTCAGCAATATGTAGATGCGGATAGCTGCCGGACATTCTGTTTAGCTCTCTTTTCTTCTCATCTAGCTTTTCAGGTAAGTACATCGGGCCGATGCCGGTTTCGAGCCATTGGTCGTTAACTAGCAATGAGCGCTTCATCTTGCTTATGTCCACCTTGGTGATAGCAACCTTGCCGTCGAGCTTCCTGCCGATATTACTTATATCGGTCACCTTCATGAACTGCTGCTTGTTAAGCTGTTCGCACTTCATAACTTCCTTCAGTCTTTCTTGTAGTCCTGCTACACGATTTTCTGTTACTGCCATACACTTTTAGTTTTATATATGTAACTAAAACCGCCTAAAGTGATAATAAAGGTTAATGGTACAAGAAAATCGTGTAAATTCCTTGGTGATTACACGAAAATCATGTACCTTTGCACTCGTTGACGGTCAAGTAACTAACTAAGCCGTTTCAAACGGAGGCTTGTGCGACCGAAAGTACGTACTTTACATTGACACTGCAAATATACGACTTTTTTCGCATAACTCCAAATTTTAAACGAATTATTTAAGTAACCAAGATGAAAAAAGTTGCAAGAATAACAAAACAGGACATATTGGACATCAAACCAGGAAAACTTGAAGTCTTTCTGCTTGAGTCCGCAAGAGCAGTCAGGTCGGCAGTGACATACGCTTATCAGCTTGCTCAATATGAAGATTTGCCGAAGGGAGTGCTTAAATACTCAACCTCGGCAGATTACAAGAACCATACGGCGATTATTACCGCTGTTCCGGTTGAGTAGTAAACTTTAAAAGATTAAAGTATGGAGGAAATTATAAAACTCGGAAGAACCGATACAATGACATCTCTCGAAATTGCAGAGATTACAGGAAAGCTTCATAAGCATATCATGGAAGCCATTAGAAAAATGGAGGTTGCTTGGGAGAAAATCAACGGGTCGAGATTTAGGCTGGTTGAATATACTGACCAGAAAGGAGAGAAAAGACCTTGCTATCAGTTGACAAAAACAGAATGTCTCTATATTGCGACAAAGTTCAATGACGAGGCGAGAGCAAAGCTTGTTCTTCGTTGGGAAGAATTAGAGAAGAAGGAACAGTATCAAGTTCCTCAGTCTTTCGCCGAAGCTCTTATGCTTGCAGCAAAGCAGCAGGAGAAGATAGAACAACAGCAGCTTGCTCTTGAATCAAAGAACGAAGAAATTGTGCAGCTCTCGGCTACAATCACAGAGATGCAGCCAAAGGTTAGTTATGTTGATACAATCCTTTCGAGCAAGGAGACCGTTACAACGACACAGATTGCTCAAGACTACGGTCAATCAGCAAAGGCGTTCAATATCTTGCTGAGAAACTTCGGCGTTCAACGTAAAGTTGGTGGTCAGTGGATTCTCTACGCAAAGTATCTCCCTTGTGGTTACGTTCAGTCAGAAACAGTTTCTATCACTCATCGTGACGGTAGTGCAGGTTCTGTAATGCACACAAAGTGGACTCAGAAAGGAAGACTATTCTTGTATGATGAGTTAAAGAAACATGATATCCTTCCATTAATTGAGAAATAGCCTATGCCTCGCAAGAAAGTTTCAGTAGAGCCTGTCGAAAAGATATGGCTCTCGACAAAAGAATTTGCCAAGTATATCGGCATGAGTACAGGTTACATACACGACTTAAGAAAGAGCGGTCAGATCCATCATTATATGATAGGCAACACCGCATTCTTCAAGAAGTCCGATATAGATGAGCTCATCGAAGGACACAAGGTGTGCTGATGTCCGCAAGATAATAGAGAAGAATAAGGTTGTTAGTTAATAATAGTAAGTTTTAGTTATTATGTTTAATGACTTTGCCCGTGAGGGTGATAGGTTAGTTTTATGTTGATAGACTCATAGCGATGAGTGATGGGGCGGACTTTAACTATTTCGTTTGTGCCCCATTTTGGCTGAGTAGCTCAGTGGATAGAGCATCGGTTTCCTAAACCGAGGGCCGTGAGTTCGAGCCTCACCTCAGTCACACTCTCTTACAAATCCGTTTCGTATTCTCGAACGGTGCAAAGGTAAGTCCTTACCTTATAAAGTAGGTCGTTTTAGGGCAGCGACAATCTTGCACCGGGAGAGGTTCGGAAAGGACCAGAGAAGTAGTTCTTTGACACATCGGTTAAAAAGTGGCGTGGAAAAAGAAGTAACTGGATAGCGCAGTGAGCGCCGTGACTCTGGTGAAAGGACGCACGCAATACGAAAAATCAAGCTAATCTGCATCAAGTAGGCAGACGGACTACATCGGAATGAAGAATCGTCGATGCAAGCACTGGTGAAAACGTTGCAGTCTTGTGGGCAGGAAAAGCCCTGAAAATCCAAAATGAAGTGAGAATTGCTCATTCATAATAAAATCAAAGAGGTGATTGGTGTAATCGGAAGCACAGCGACAACTAGATGATACCGTTCTTATCGTCGTGAGATGGAGGTTCGAGTCCTTCATCACCTCCAAATGATTACTTGTTTCGTTTCATTTATTTGGTATAAATGACTTTATTGAATTGTTTCCTTCGCAGCTCGTTCGTGAGAATAGGCTGCCATATCGCAGGTTGGAGCAGTTGGCTAGCTCGTTGGCCTCATGAGCCAAATGTCGCAGATTCGAGTTCTGCACCTGCAACTAAAGTTTTCTTCAAATTAAAATAAGGTGAAAAAGATTGATACATGTAGGCAGCTCGCCCGTGAGGGTAGGCTGCTTTTAAAGGAGCTTTCGTGTAATAGATTATATTCGTTCTAAACCAAGTGGAGTAGCTCAGTAGCTAGAGCGCCTGTATCGGATGCAGGAGGTCGATGGTGCGAGTCCATCCTCCACCCCTATAAGCTCTTTTCGTTTTTCGTAAAATTTTAAATTGGTTGAAATGGAAAGCCCAGTAGCTCAACTGAATAGAGCCGTGGTATCCGCGAGGTTGGGAGTTTGAATCTCTCCTGGGCTTCACAAGTAGGTAAATTTTTTGTATTTATTTTATCATTGTTCCTCTGAAAGCGTTCAGAGTGTATTCCATTATGATGATTAGATGAAAATGAAAACATTCTTAGATTTTCCTCTTGCTTGTGAAAGTAGGAGGTATTCGCTACATTAGCTCAGTTGGTCAGAGCACTTGATTTGTACCCAAGGGGTCGCAGGTTCGAGTCCTGCATGTAGCTCAATGTGTTTGCCAAACGTTTTTTAAATTTTTTATTGGTTAGAGAAAGGGAGCGAGGTTGTTAAGTCATCCTCCTCCCGATTCTTGACGTAGGCTATTTAGTAATGTATTCATATTGTATCACCACGTGCATCACCTCTCCTGCCTTGCGTGGTGGGCTAACCGGAGAGGCTTTCTGTAGATGAAAGTGAAAAAGACTATAAGAGTACGAAAGGAGACGGTTAACGAGCTCCTTAAGCAGGAATGCGTCGAACGTGTCGAGCAGTGGCATGATGGCAATATCGTTGTTAAGTTGCTTCCTGGCTACACGGACGGAAAACCAGAACTACGAAAGGGAGAATACCTTGTGCAGTTCAATAGTGGCAAATGGCAGAGGTTTGGAGCCGAGGCGTTCCAGAAGCTGCTGAAGAATCCCGGAAAGGAGGCAGGAGCAGCATGGGACGAGTAGGGTCGAAGAAATACAATGCTCCTGACGGGAACGAATATGATTCCAGGGAAGAGTACCTGTACTTGCAGACCATCCTCGATGATCCTGGCATAAGCTGCATCCACAGACAGGTGACCATCACGGCAATCAATCCGGTATGGATGCTGAAACCCAAGCAGCTTAAGACTAAGGTCAAGTATGAGAGAAGGTCTCTGCTTTACGGTCACAACTATACCGCCGACTTCGTTTACCGGGAAGGCGATAAAATTGTGATATGTGATGTCAAGAGCCTCTATACCTCGAAGCTCAGGGAGTTCTCGATAACGACTAAGGCTGTCGTGGCAAGACTTATTGCCCACAACAGAAAACGTCACAACGGCGAATCTGTCGTGATATTCCGAAAAGCTATCAAGGTAAAGAAGGACGAGTGGAAGATTGTTGATTATCCACCGTCTGACTGCACCATTATATAATAAGGTATAAGTGTTTTATTGTTGTTATATAGTTTATTTTTGTTGCTTTTGGCAGTGATGGCGGTAAAGATTAGAATCTCTTCCGCCATCTTGCCATTAGACTTTAATGAGACTTAAAGTATGATAGTATTAGTAAAATGCCTGATATTCACAGTGCTGATGTTCGCAGTCGTAGGAATTGCCGCACATGCACTCGGGTTGGACAATGAAGATTAGTTAGTTTTAATTTTAAAATATTTTAAATTATGGACAAAGGTAAGATTAAATTGACTTTTGAAGTTGACCGCTTTAAAGTCGTCAAGATGCTCGCAAAGAACTGCGAGTCCGCAGAAGAGTACAACGAGATGATGAAAATCATCGAGAGTACTGATGAGGTCGTTCGTGAGGATGCTTCACTTGAAAAGACTCACTGCTTGTTGATTCTCGACAGATTGTTGCACAACAATCCTAACGCTCTCCTTGGTGTTCGCCTTAAGAAAGATGAGGAAGAGGAAGAGATTCCGATTCCTGAGGAGAACGAAGAGGAAGAGCGAAAAGTTATCGGCTCTATCAAGATTGATGGCGAAGAGGCAAAGAGCTTCATCGATTATGTAAAGAAGTTGGTTGCAAAAAAGAAGGAGGGCGAGTAATGAGAAGCCATTCAAGTTCTTGGTTCGAAACCAAGATTAAGTATCAGAAAACTCAGGAAGACGGTTCTGAAAAGGTCGTTACCGAGTGTTACATCGTTGAAGCTCTGTCTTGTACAGGTGCAGAAGCTTCTATCATCGAAGAAATGTCTGTCTATTCTAGTGGTGACATGAATGTCCCTAGCACAAAGGAGGCGAATTTCAAAGAGGTCTTCTTCTCTGACAATGGTGAAGATGACAAATGGTACGCAGCAAAGCTCCAATTCATCACGATTGATGAAAAGAGTGAGAAGGAGAAGCGTTGTAATGTCAATTACCTCGTTCAGGCAAAGTCGCTTGCCCGTGCTCTTCGTTATGTTGATGAGGTGATGGGGAAGACACTTATCGACTACGATATCGTTGGCCTTAACGAGACTAAGGTCATGGATGTCTTCGAATATAAGTCAGCTTCCTCTCCGGAAAACAAAGAGAATCAGAATGAGTAGAATTGGAGAAATCATCGCATCTATGCCGCCGGGCGAAGCTGCTGCCGTGGTCCATCTGAGAGAGGTTCACGCCTGTCTGATGGACCTCGACACAAATCACGCTAGAGCCCTGGCGGCTAGAGCTATCTATCTCGACTATATGGAAGGCGAGGGAAGAAAGCTCGGTAACATTCCACGTTATTACGAAAGAGTTAACTCTAAAGGTGAAAAGATTAACGTGGAAACTTACTTCAGTTACATTAACAGAGTACATTAATTTTTAATTCTATACAAATGGATATAGAGCAGTTAAACAAAACGCCTCATAATCAGATTTGCGATTTGGCAAGAGACAGATTCATCGAGGTGTACAATCAGAAGTTCGGAGAGGGTGGAGAAGTATTCTTTGAAGAGCAGAAGGCATTCTTCAACGAAGAACTTCTCAATGGCTCATTCAAGGGTTACCTTGAAAAGGCTCCGTCATTGAATATTCACGATGCCTTCATGAACTTGGCAATTAACGGCTTGTCTCTCGAAAAGGGAACTACGACACTCTGCTACCTCATGGGCTACAGCAACTACGACAAGAATACCCGACAAACGAATTATACGGCCAAGATCACCTATACAGGATATGGAGAAATCCTTCTTCGCCAGCGAGCCGGTCAGATTGTTCGTTGTGACAATCCTGTCGTAGTTTACAATTGTGACGATTTTCGTTTCGGTGAACGAGACGGTCATAAGTACGTTGATTACGCAAAGACTTATCCTCGACCTGAAAATTCATACATCGTTGCTTGTTACGTGAAGATTATTCTTCCGAACAATGCCTACGATTACTTCGTTCTTGACCGCGAAGGTATCGACCGTCTCCGTACGTATTCGGAGAAGTTCGGAGGTAAAGACCACAAAGCCAACGCTCTTTACGGCGGAAACTATGTCGGAAACGATGGTAGAACGTATTTCAGAGATATCGACACAGGCTTCCTTATCTCGAAGACATGCAAGCATGCGTTCAAGGGCTATCCTAAACTGAAGGTTGGTCTTGGCGCTCTTTTGCAGGCCGATATCGACATGCAGACTCAGCAGAAACCGACTCAGGAAGCCTTTGGCGCCGGAGATACCGCACCGGAAGACAAAGGCGTCAAGGTAAAGGTTGACAGTGATTCACCATTTTAAAATTGTTATATATGGCAGAAAATACAGAATTGCAGTTGGTACAACAACAAGCCAACAATATTACAAGACAGATTGCAACGCTAAAATCTGATACGGAAAATGCGGTGCAAGCCAACAGGAAATCTTATGAGGCATGCGTGAATGCAGGTGAGTCTCTGTTGTTTGATATTGGCGTTTCCGGAATGAACGATGCTCTTGACGAGAGAGCCGCTGAGTTTATCAAGAAAGCTAAACTGACAGAGAAAGCAATGACGGAGAAACGTAAGGGTGTTACCCAAGTGTTCGATATTGTCCGTAAGGGTTTTACTATGATGGAGAACCTTATCTCTATCAAGAACACCGATTCTGTTGTCTATAAGATTCAGGAGAAACGCAACGAGTATGCGGCATACAAACTTGAACAGCAGCGTAAGGCTGAGCAGGAACGCCTACGTCAAGAGCGCATCAAGGAGGCCAAGATTAAGCTGAAGACTGATACGATTGATATCTTGAACAATCTCCTTACAGAGCATTCTTCTGCTGCTATCAACTCACTTAATAATACGTTCTCTCTTCTCACCCTTGATAACAAGAATGAAGTTAAGAAACGTATTACAGAGTGTTCTGATGTTCTTGACCTCGGACATCTTTTCGTTAATAACAAGCCTTCATACTCTTCCGAAATTGATGAGAATGATGCCAAGGAGATTATGAATGGAGCCTACAAGGAGGTTTCCGCTTCTCTTCTTGCATCTTATAAGCAGACCGTAAATGCTACGCGTGATGAGCTTCTTATGAAGTTTGATTCTAAGATTGCTGAACTTCTTGAAATCAAGAAGGCTGAAGAAGAGCGTAAACGCAAGGAAGAAGAAGCACGTAAGGCTGAAGAAGAGCGTAAACGCAAGGAAGAAGAAGCCCGAAAGGCTGCCGAGGAAGAACGCAAGAAGCAGGAGGAGATTCAGCGTGTCAAGGATGAGGAAGAGCGTAAGCGCAAGGAGGCAGAGTTGAAAGCTGCTGAGGCTGAACGCAAGGCCAAGGAAGCAGAGCTGAAAGCTGCCGAGGAAGAGCGTAAGCGTAAAGAGGCGGAAGCTGCCGCTGCTGAGGCTGAACGCAAGGCTAAGGAAGAGGCCATCCGCAAAGCTGATGAGGCTGCTAAGGAAGAGCAGCAGAGGAAGCTTGCGGCCGAGCAGGAGAAGCGTGATGCAGAGAATGCAGCCCAGCACGCTACTGCACAGGCTCAGTCGCTCTTTGCCCAGACTTCCGTTGGAGAAACTGGTAAGCAGAAAATCAAGGTAACAAAACGCCTTGTTGTTACCGGCAAGAATGCTTGGCTCGATATCATTCAGCAGTGGTGGACGATTGAAGGCTCCAAGATGTCTCCAGATAAGCTTGCTTCCAGATTGGAGTTCATGCGCAAGGCGTGTGAGAAACACGCAAACAGCGAAGAAGAGTATATCGTTTCTCCTTATATTAGATATGAGGATGAGGTAACGGCTAAGTAATATGACGGAACAACCGTTTGACCCTTATTATTCTCGTGGTGAGGTCTCCAATTCGGACCTCACTGCGTTGAAATTTGCCCTGAACCCGCAGCTCAACTTCGTAAAGGAAGAGGACAAGAGAAAGGCTTTCCATCTCGGAACTCTCGTTGACGCTCTCGTTACCGAACCGGAAAAGTGTAATCATTACGCCATGACGGTCGATGACGAGAAATATACGGAGAAGGATTGGAAATGGGGTCTAGACCGGCTTGCTGTTCTGAAGAAACAGGCAACAAAGGATAGATTCCTTGATTTCGTCCTGAAGAATGCGGTCGGTCAGAAAACATTCATCAATCCACACATGAAGATGGAATACCAGGGCTTCGAGTTTGAACTACCTGTGCGATGTAAGTTCGACTGGTGGCTCGGCGAGTTCGGCGGTGATTTGAAGACCACCGCAGCTACGTCACAGGAGCAATTTGAGGCTCAGATCGATTTCGTCGATTGGGATAGGAGCCGCGCGTGGTACATGGACCTTACGCACAGTATAGACCCAAGATACGGAAACCAGGACTTTATCTTTGCGGTCTCCAAGACTAAGAAGAAAGTATTCTATAAGAAGATTGAACGTGGTGACGAGTTGTATTTGCGTGGTAGAGAGAAGGCTCTTGAATGGGCTTTCAGAATGTGGTGTTTATTATAACTTTTATTATGTCAGATAAACCAAAATTATACGATTATCAAGAAGAAGGTGTACGCATGGAACTCGCTATGAAGCGTTGCATCAATGGCGATGACATGGGAACCGGCAAGACGGTTCAGTCTATCGTCGCTATTGAGCGTGCAAAGGCAACACCCTGCCTTGTTGTTTGCCCTGCTGCACTTAAGGTTAATTGGGAACGAGAGATAAAGAAGTTTACGAACCTCCGGCCTCTCATTCTTACCGATTCCGTCAATGCGACATATGGATATCATCTTACTAAGATGAACCTGTATGATGTAGTGATATGCAATTACGAGTCTCTTGCAAAATACTTCGTCGTAAGCCTCGGTCCGAAACCGTTACGGCTGAACAACTTCCTGTTTCGTGATGAGCTGAAGATTATCAAGTCTGTGATTATCGACGAGTCTGCAAGAGTCAAGGATCCATCTACAAGGCAGTCCAAAATCATCATGGGATTGTGCCAGGGTAAGGAGTATATCTATGAGCTTACAGGTACACCCGTTGTCAATCACGCAACAGACCTTGCCTGCCAGCTTGCTATCCTCGGTCGTCTGAACGACGAGTTCGGAGGGTTTGGCGAGTTCTGCAACAGGTACGGCGAGAATGAGAATCTTGAAGAGCTTAACCGGAAGATACACGAAACATGTTACTTCCGCAGAGAGAAGAAAGACGTTCTCAAGGATTTGCCGGATCTGACCAGAACGACCATCAGTGTTGCCCTCGACCCGGAAACGCAGGAAGAGTACGATACCTGCCAGAAAGACCTGCTTGCATACCTTCTTGAATATAAGAATTGTTCCGATGATGAAGCTAGAAAAAAGCTACGAATGAAGGCTCTTGTCAGATTTATGAACCTTCGCTCTATATCTGGGCGAGGGAAGATGAAGGCGACTATAGAGTTCCTTCATGATACCGAAGAGCAGATAATCGTATTTGCCGAGCATCGTGATGTCGTTAGTGCAATCAAGAAAGAGTTCCCGGATGAGGTTTGCACCGTAACCGGTTCCGATAGCCAGCAGCAGAAGCAGTGGGCTATTGATTCTTTTCAGGCTAGGGAAAAAAGAATCATCATCTGCTCCATCAAGGCAGCCGGCGTAGGCCTTACGCTTACGGCTTCTTCCAATGTGGTGTTCGTCGAGCTCCCATGGACGATGGCGGACTTATCGCAGTGCGAATGCCGAGCCTATCGTAACGGACAGAAGAATGCGGTTACATCGTGGATTCTTATGGGTGCAAATACCATCGACGGCTATCTTTATAGCTTGATTATGCAGAAAGGCTCAATAGCATCAAAGGTTACGGGCGAACAGGACTCCGCTATCAAGGATGCAGCTTATTTTGACGAGCTGGCCGATTTGGTTTTAAAAAATTCTTTAAACAAAAAATAAATGGAAATTCAAGGAAAAGTAACAAACATCTTACCGATGCGCTCTGGCGTATCTGCAAGAGGAGAATGGAAGTCACAGGAATTCGTGATTACCACCGAGGAACAATATCCGAAAATGGTTTGCTTTCAGGTCTTCGGAGAGGATAAAATTAATAGCTTTGCTCTCCAGATTGGAGAGGTCGTAAAGGTTAGTTTCGATATCTCTGCTCACGAATACCAGGGACGCTTTTTTAATTCTGTCAACGCATGGAAAGTTGAGAAGCTCATGCCGATTGCACAGAATCCTCCTCTTAACCCTCAACAGAACGTCAATGCTCCGGCAGGCAGTTATATTCCGCCACAGACAGGTGGATATGTTCCACCACAGACAGGCGGCAATGCAATGCTTGGCGGTGGTACACCTCCAGGTAATTCGCAGAATCCGATTCAGGCTGGACAGCTGGCGCAACAACAAGGCGGTGGGGGAGACCTTCCCTTTTAATAGGGGAGTCGAGTTAATCAAACGAGCATTCAATGCTTATGTGGTTCAACCTGAAAAATGCGTTTGAACTTGAAACGTTTAGGGCAAAAGTAGTCGAATTGGAGAAAAAAGGTGCGATGGTAGAGCTGAAAGAGAAACGTGGGCGTTCTTTGAATCAGAATGCCTATCTCCATTTGCTCCTATCTGCATTCGGACTCCAATACGGCTACACTCTAGACGAAGTTAAGACGCATTTCTATAAGCTGGTAGTGAACAAAGATATGTTCCTCAGAGAAGGGATTGATAAATTTACAGGAGAATGCTATAAGTATCTTCGTTCTTCTGCCGACCTCACTAAAGACGAAATGAGCAAATCAATTTCTGATTTCAAAGTGTGGGCAAAAGAAGAAGCTGGATTTGATTTTCCTGATTCTGATGAATATATCGCACTACTTCATATTCAACATGATATAGAAAGACAACAAAATTACATACAATAGCTTATGATGTTACCAACTAACATACGTCAGAAGTCTCGCGAATTGTTCCCTAATGACGCAGAGAAACAGAGAATATTTCTTATGGGTGCTGCATTCTCGTTAGGCAAAGATTTATCCGACTCTGAGGAAGAAGGGCAACCGGAGGAGATTTACCCCTGTCAAGAAGCTCTCGATACGTGGCTTGCATACAAGAAAGAGAAACGTCAGAAGTATCAACCTCGTGGTCTTGCGGCTCTTAAAAAGAAGCTTTTAAAGATGTCGAACGGAAATCCCGAATACGCAAAGGTTATCGTTGAGCATTCTATGGGAAACAATTATTCCGGGTTGTACGCTCCTAAAAATAATAGCATAAACAGTTATGAACAACAGCAACGAACTTTCAACAAGATCAACTCAATCCTTGCCGGATGAGTACAAAAAGGCAATCGGGGAATTTGGCGCGAAATACGCTTTGTTCTTGAATAAATACCCGACTCTTCAAAAGAGAATCAGCAGCGTTCCTACAGTGTATGACTCTGTAAAGAACGGCGGACTTTCGTTTGTGGAAATCGACAAGTATTTCAAGGAAGGAGCAAGCGAATGGTGGATCAAAACAATGGTTATTGACCTGTTTATGGTTATAGGTGCATTCGATGCTACTACTCCTTATCAGTTCAAGGCGATTGCACAGCGTATCAGGCAGGAATATTACCATGTATCTCCAGGAGAGCTTACACGATTCTTCTATGAATTCTCCATGGGTGAGTACGGTGAGATTTATGTCGGCAGGACTGTAAATCCACAGAAGTTATTCATCGCTCTCGAAAGGTACATGTGTAAGGTGTACGAGAAGAGAGCCGAGATTGAGAGTCAAAAGAATGTATTACGTCAGAAGGAAGCGGACGAAGAAGCTAGGAAAAACGCCGTATCTTATGAAGAGTTCTGCCGGCTGAAAGGTATTGATATTAAGAAATCTCCTCTTGAAGTTTTGAACAAGAAGCTTGAAAGAGAATCAAAACGTGGCAAAGATGGCGGACGTAAGTAAGCAGGCAGAGGATTGGTTTAACGAGCACCCTGATGCGACAAAGAAAGAAATATGGATGGCCGGCTATTGGAAATCAACTGATAACTGGTGTAACCGAACCAAATGAATTTTAGAATTATGACACAGAAAGAACGTATTGAGAACGCAACCACGAAGCAAGCGGTAGTGTTCATCTGGATCTACTCCTGGGTTATTGTGAGAAACCTGGGAAGAGCAATCAACAAGGCAGTTCACAAGCTGCCTTGGTTGTTTATCGTGATAACAGTAGCGATATCATTCGTTGTCTGCTTTATCTTTATCTCTAAGGCTAGAGCAGAACGAGATAGCTACAATCAAAAACTAGTTCACGCAACACAGCAGCTCGATAGCTATATGGCTGCATACGGGAACATCAAATCAAAGTAATATGAAGAAATACAAACATTCAATAGTGATGATCCTGCTCGTTATCGCAGCATTCATCGCAGGTTACGGATTCATCTGTTTTATGGTTGAACACGTTTTCCTTTCGCTCCTGATGGTCTTCTGTATCAGTTGCGCATTGGCAGTAGAGAGGGAGGTGTAGCATGCAGACCGGATGGAACCCGAATTACTCTAGACCTGTTCTGTGCGGAATCCCAGTAAAGGTTCCCACAGAGGAGCAGGTGAATCGCTTCTATATGCTATTTTATTCTATGGTCGGCGGTTTTGCCTCAATCGTTCAGACCCAGATTACAGACACATACAACCTCATCAAGGAGAACAAGAAAATCTTCCGTTTCGAGGCTAAGAAGAGAATCACGGAAGCAAAGGAGTGCTCTGACGAACTCATCGATGCCTTCATGCACTATATGAAGGAATGCGGTATGTCCGAACTCTGGCTGGATATGACTGATAACATCGAGGATGACTTGAAACTGGACGTGCAGAAATGCTTCTATGCCATCGATAATCAGTTCCACAAGCATCACGTCAAAGAGCATAAAATGTACACAATGCTTCTGATGTCTGAATTGATGAGCAGTATGCTTGTAAGCTCAGTAGAACGCTTTACTGAGATGATGGATAAGTATAACGGTATTCATGCCGTCAACATCGCAGAACGCTTCACGAATCCTATTCGAGGAGTTCATGCTCGCATGCGCAATGCTATGGAGATTCTCTACCCGGTAAAGGTTGACAAGGAAGTCTTCTCTGAATGCCCGGACAAGTTTAATCTGGGCTTCGAGATTATTGGACAGAAGGTACTCGACTGGAAACGTGCCGAGAAAGCCCTGGCGAATGCCTGTATCCTCAACGGCTTCAACCTTAATGCTGACGGCGAATTCCTGGAGAATGAGCAGGATAATACCGGTACTCCTTGGAACGAGACTCACGTAAGGGCTTTGAGGGTCGCTTATCCTAACACCTCAAACAAGCAGATTGCCAGGATCCTAGGCAGAAGCGTTTACGAGGTTACTAAGCAAGCTAAGAAACTCGGATTGAAGAAATCTGAGGAGTATCTTAGAGAAACTAGAATAGCTAACTTAAAACGTAAGAAAAATGAAAAAGATTCCAACGCTGTACACAAAGAACAGTAAAGGTCGCTATCAGGAATACAAGATTCCTGAGAACGACATATCAAATACCTTGTATGGTAAGGTAAATGGCAGATACGAGCCTGTGTGTATGCGTATATGTCACGAATTAGATGAAGGTGTATGGGTAGTAACAAAACGCCCGTCAATTTGTGGCGTTATTCGTGGCACTTATCTTCGTGAGAGCTTCCATCTTGACAAGGCTGCCGACATTGAGCGTTTCCCTCTGTCTAAGATGGGGCACATTCAGAAGGTTGCTGAACGTATTATTGATGAGCTGAGGCTTGGTAATACTGACACAAGAGTTATGACGAACAATGAGCTTGTCAAGTTGGTTGTCGGGCTTGTCTATAAATACAATGATGAGGTGTAACTAACTGTAGCGCAAGCACTAGAAAATATGGAAAGAATGTTCAATTCAAAAGGGTAAAATAATATGGAAGAAAAGATTAACATAGCGGAAATCCTAAAGGATAAGCAGCAAGGAACAAAGTTGTATTCTATTCTATCTGATGGAGAATGTTTTCTAAACGAGGTTTCTGAAGATAGTATTTACATTGATATAGATAACAGAAAACGGTTTTGGTGTTTTACTGTCTATGGTTCTACTCATTCATTTCCAAATGGATGCGTGTTATTGTTTCCATCAAGAGAAATGCGTGACTGGCACAAATTCGCTTGGAAGAAGGGCGATGTCCTTATCAGCAATGATGGTAAGAAAGAAGTCTTCTTTAACGGATTCACAGATGATACCTATGCCTTATTTAAGGCAAAGCACGGATTTGAAGTCTTATCAAATGGAAATACTATATATCTTGCAGGTGAAGATGGTATTGCAACGAGTGATTACACTCTCGGAGACAAGGATACTGCTCAGAACTACATCAATACTATTGAGGAACGTTTGGGCGGCAAGCTCAATCGTGAGACTTTGAAGGTTGAACCTGCTCAGCCAGAGTTCAAGGATGGAGATATAGTTACCATTATGCCTCGCATTGGAGATAAGCTTATCTATCTCTTCAAAGCAGAAGATAATGGGAAGTATTATGGTCATGCTTTCCTTGACGGAAACATAGCCATTGTTAATGAAGATAGTTATTGTCAAAAAGACTTCAGTACAGCTCGTCCATCTACAGAAGAAGAGAAGCAGCAACTCTTCTCTGCACTCGCAAAGAAAGGCAAGGCTTGGGATGCTGAGAATAAAGAAGTTGCCGATTTGAAGCCAAAGGTTAAACCATTTGATAGGGTGTTGGTTAGAGATAGTAAATCAGATAATTGGCGTGCAAATTTGTTTGGTTATATAGGCAAAGATGGATATTATCATTGCGTTTATGCTAATTGGGCATATTGCATTCCTTACATCGGCAATGAATCATTGTTAGGTACAACTAAAGACGTGGAGGGCTGATTATGGGCAATGAAGATTTAACGAATTGCATACCTTGGTATTGCCCACCACACTTTAAGTGTGAAGATATACAAGATGGTGAGACGCAAAGAAGAATGCGTAGAAAGAATCAACTTAGAAAAAGAAAGGGTAGATTATGATAGACGATAAAGAAATTGATATTGCTGCAAGGGCACAAGCACTTAGCAAGCATCTCAACGAAACTGCATATTTTCAGCTTAGAAGTATTGAAGATTTTACGGATGGTGCTAAGTGGGCTATCAATGAGCTTCTAAAAGACTTATTTCACCCTGCTAGTGAAGTTCCACGTAATGACAATGGCAAGGTTCTTGCGTTCTCAAAAGAGTTCGGCTACAGAAAGCTCTACGATATGAACGATGAGCTTGATGAAACCACATGCGACACATATCAAGAAATGTGGGAAATTAGAGTTAGAGCATATACTTTTACTGATTGGGTATTCGTGGAAGACTTACTTGATTTAATCAAGAAAGGAGGCAAACAATGATATATCGTGATATTGATAGTTACTACCTTTATCAAAGTTTGCCAAAGTTTCCTGATAATGTTGTAGTCAATACAACAACTTCACCAAAGGAATATGGTCAGAAACTTTTAAATAGAAAGCGAGGTAGAAAATGAAAGAGCTTAAAGTTGGAGAAAGAGTTGTCTTGGATATCGTTGTAACTGAGACTGCAACTTGTGCAGGTTGCTTCTTCGATAGCAAGAATATTTGTGAAGTTAGACAGAAATACCCATGTATGGAAGCAAGACGTTCAGACCACAAGAATGTAATCTTTAAAGAAGTTAAGGAGTAAAGCGTATGGCACAGAAATATATTAAAGATGATATTGTAATGTATAAAAACAGATTACATACAATCATAGATACACTTGCACTAAATAATTATGAATTATCTTATGTAAGACATTCAGTAAACCAAGCTGAATTATCTGGAGTTCCTCTTACTAAAGAGATTCTTGAAAAGAATGGATGGAAGAAATCAAAGATAAATGATTGTGCATACTTCTATTACAAAGACGGATTATTTCTTACTTATACATCGAAAGATGGTAAGTTTTGGTTTGACGACTTTGATTATAGTAGCAGTATATGCGTAGACCTTCCTTATGTACATAGTTTGCAGCACCTTCTCTTTGGTTTAGGAATTAACTCAGAAATGGAGGTGTAGGTATGGGAAATGAAGATGATATGATGCTAGGATTGATTCTAGGAGTATTGATATTCCTCACAATAGTCGTATCGGCTATTGGTATAAAGATTGGTGTTTAACGCCTTCGGGCATAAAAATATATATTATGATTATAGTTAATAATTCATCAAAATCATCGATAGGCGGTATCCATGGTACTACCTACGTAAACGGCAAGAAGATAGACGGAGCGCAATCCATATCTATCACTGACGATGGAGTGTATGTTAACGGAGTGTTGCTGAATGATCTCGATAAAAAGTCTATCGAGATAAAGGTAGAGGGTAGTGTTGATAGTATTAATTCTACAAGTGGTGATGTATCCGTAAACGGATACGTTAACTCCGTGAGCACAGCAAGTGGCGATGTTCATTGCAAAGATGTCAAGGGCAATGTGCATACTATGAGCGGAAATGTCACTTGCGGTGACATCACTGGTAGCGTGAGCACAATGAGCGGTAATGTGTATAGAAAGTAATATAAAATGATTATGGATTTTATGAATTCAGAGCGTAAGGCACGCAAACCTCACAAATGTTATTTGTGTGGTTGTACGATAGAAGTAGGACAGAAATATATACGTCAGTTTACTCCCGAATATAGGTCAACCATCTGTATTCACAAGGAATGTGAAGAACTCCTAAGTCACGAAGGCTTTTATAATGAAGACGATTATGGGACTGATGATGACTTCTTTCACAATGCTATCTTTGATTACGTCAATGAGCACCATTTGTCCGATAATGGCGAAGCATTTGATGAAGGTTGGGATGGTGATAATTATCACTTGGTAAAAATGATTTTAAAAGAATTAGAAGTATGACAAAATTTAAGGTAGTTAGATATTGGGATACATACCCCGATGGAGTTGTTGCAACTTGCGATACAGAGGAAGAGGCAGAAAAGATATGTAATAAATATCGTAGAAACTGCAAGCCTATGTACGACTATCTAGTCAGAAAGGAGAACGAGTAATGACTAGAGAAGAGTTAAGGAATAATTATGAAGATGAAATCTGTAAGCTATGCTGCCGTGAGTATTTTACTAGCAGAACATGTCCAGAATCACTTTGCGAAGGTGATTTTTGCGAGGAGGCAGAAGATAGTTTCGCAGATAAACATAATATAAAATTGGAGGATTGATTATGACAAGAGAAGAAGCCAAAACCATGTTGCCTTTTATTCAGGCATACGCCGAAGGAAAGGCAATAGAGAGTAGATGTATAAAAGGTGACAAGTCATTATGGTATGATGATGAAGACCCAAGCTTTGATGATGATTTTGAATATCGCATCAAGCCAGAGCCAAATTACAGACCATTCAAGGATGCAGAAGAGTGCTGGGCTGAAATGTACAAACATGAGCCATTTGGGTGGGTGAAGACTAAAGACAAAGGAATTAGATTGTGTATGAGTGGATTGAATCAAAAAAGTGCGTTTACACAAGTTGGTTATAAATATGATGAAGCCTTTGATGAATTCATCTTTGCCGATGGGACTCCATTTGGCGTAAAAGTGGAGGAATAGTTATGGCATGGGTAGCAAAAGATTATATCGGAGAATGGATATTCAACTGCAAGCCTGATATGTGGGCTGGTGATTGTATCGAACATAATTATTGGTTGCCACAAGATAGACATGGAGCTTATGGCTTTCAACTTCCAAAGGGTAGTATCAAGAAACTCATCGGAAGAGATTTGTCTTGGCAAGATGAACCAGTTAAAATTTAGTATAAGTATGAATAAAGTAGAAATGAAAAGAACACAACTATCAGAAAAGTTTGGTCTATATACAACTTGTGATTTTTTCTGTATGTTTGCACGTGGAAGAAGAAAAATTCCGCCAGAAGCTTGCTATGGCCCAAGAAGAGACAGAGAGATAAGGGCACATTGCAGAGAAGCGGAAAACGCACTCGCTGCTCATTACAATATAAAATTGATAGATTAATAGTTATGGTTAAACCTTACAGAATCAAGCATAAGGCTAGTGGGCTGTACTACCAGCCTGCAAGCAATCATAATAATCTTTCCAAGAATGGAAAGGTGTATATGACAAACAACTCACCATTACTAATAAATGATGGATATGATTATGTATCTATTAGTGTTAGAAAAGGCACGAATATACATAATATTTTAGAAAAGTTAATACCCTTAAAAGGCGTAGAAGAATTCTTTGGAAAAGCGGTTTATTATCGTGTTCCAAAGAGTGAATTTGAAAAAGAAGAATTATAGCTTATGAAAGTAGGAAATATAAAGTTCAAGGCTAAACGTCTTGATAACGGGGAATGGGTTAAGGGAGATTTGGCTCATTCTTTAGATGGAGGTTTGAATATATTGGGGTTTACAAGAGAAAACGGAGTAGATTATTATAGTGGAGTGCATCTAATTAACCCTACTACAGTCTGTATGTTCACAGGTGAGAAGGATATGAATTGGAAGGAGATTTATACCGGCGACATCATATCCAACCTTGAAACAGGAAGTGTTTTTGAGGTGGTATGGAACGACAGATTGAAAAGACTGGATTGTAAAATCCTTAATGGGGTAAATGGTGCAGGTGTTCCTTTAGGAATATTTGTGTCAAGATACAAAAGAATCGTTGTATTGATGTCAAAGTTTGATAAGGAGAAGTAGCGTATGAAGATTAGATTAGCAAAGAAGATAATGCGGCACAATACACCTTATTGGATATTTCGTTACCTCTGCTATAATCGCATATTATTACCAGGAGCTGGATATAAAGTCGATTTTAAAGACCACCGTATCATCAAGGCGATAAGTTTAACAAATCACTGGAATGCCCGTAGGTATATTAACGAATTGATAAAGCTCAATAAGAAGCATCCGTTCAAGCTAAGAGATGTTCAACGTGATGCAGAAAGATTAAAGCAATGCAGCGTATTGAAATGTTGCGGTAACTGTCATTGGTTTGACAACGAAGACGTTTACGGTGTAGGATGGTGTTGTATTAATCAGCACGAATCGTCTTGCGACCAAGTATGTGATGAACATGAATTTTAAACTTTAAATATTAAAATGGAAAAGATTTACAGACATTTCAAAGGAGGTTATTACAGATTTATTACTGAGGTCACTAATAGCGAGACTCAGGAGAAAGAAGTTGTTTATCAGGCTCTCTATGGGAAGCGCAAGGTTTGGACTCGTCCTGCTGGTATGTTCTACGGAAAGGTGAACGTTGATGGCTTGGAGATTGATAGATTCACCGAGGTTGTTGGCGTGCCAGTCTTGTTTAAAAAGACAAACGAGAACGCTGTTATGCCATCCAAGGCGCATGATGATGATTTCTGTTATGACTGCTATGCAGTATCAGAGAAAGAGATTGCACCTAACGTGTGGAAATACGGTCTCGGATTTGCGTTACAGATTGAAAATCGTAACAAGCCTGTCGATATTTCAAGATGCTTTACGTTTCGTTGTCGCTCTTCTATATGGAAGACTGGTATGATTCTCAGTAACTGTGAAGGCACTATCGACGACTCCTATACTGGCGAGATTTCTGCCGTATTCTATCACGTCATGCCAAATATGCCGCGATACAAGGTTGGTGATAAAATCGTGCAATTCCACCTAGAAACAAGTGACAACATCATGCTTATAGAGACGGATGAGTTAAACAAAACAGAGCGTGGCGATAACGGCTACGGCTCTTCTGATAAAAAGTAGCCTATGAACGTACTTACAGACGAACAGAAAAATTACATAAAGGAACATCCGTGTGAGTCGCCAAGCAAATTGGCGAAGTCATTCGGATGCACCGTACAGACCATCTACTGGTGGCTACATAAGCTGCACGGAGATTCCTTTATCCAAAGTAAGAATGAGGCGAAGGAGGAAAGGAATCAGGTTATCCGTGAGCTCTATCCGACCCATTCGGCCACAGAGGTAGGAAAGAGGCTTGGTATAACAAAAGCTTCGGTCAACGAACTTGCAAAGAGACTGGGGGTCAAGCATACAGATGAGACTACGAAACGAATACAGAAGGAGAGTGCTGCTCGTACACGCACCGATGACGCTAACAGAAAGAGACAGGAAACGCTGAGAAAGGTTCTTGCCGTCGAGAAACTGAGAGCTGCTAGCGGTTTGCTACAGAAGACAAAGCGAAAGTTCAAGACAGTTCCGGACAAGTGCATGAACGCCAGGAACTATCTCTGCCGCAAGTACAACTACTTCTACGACAAGGATTACGGAGAGCTGCTCACTTTGTTCTTCGACAGCGAAACTAGATTGCTGACCGACGAGCAGAAGAAACACTACGAAACGGAGTATAGTATCAAGTTCCTGCAAGCTGAAGAAGATTGATACACAAATGTCAAGAGGCGACTATCCATCACGGACGGTCGCCTCTTTTTTTTGTTTTAACCCAAATAATAAATATAATCAAAATCCATTAAGTTAAAATGAGAAAAACTAAGAACGTTTATGTAATTTCAACCTCCAGCATATCCAGCCCAAGATGGCTAGGATACCTATGAATAAACAGACAGATGATACCTTTCCGATGTTCAGGAATACCCTATCTGTCTTTGATAATTGTTTTTCGACACATACCCTGTCTTTCGATATTTTACTTATCACTGAGACTAATGAGTCACACTTGTTATGATATATCGCCGTACTATCCTTGTATTCTTTAAGACTAGAAATACTATCTCTCAGCGTTTGTACATATTCCTGTGATATTTCGTGATATTCGTAATGGAATCTATCTTCTCCAATTTTATTTCCATTTGCGTCATATTTCGAGGCTGTGCTGTCTCTTATATGCGTCTTCTCTTTTGTGGTGGACTTCACGGATTCCTTATGTGATGCTTTATAAGATTCCAACTCTTTAATAAGCTTTGCGTTAAAGAGTGAATCCCACTTAGCCTCGTTACGTTTATCAGTGATGTATGTCTGTTTTTCTATCACACGTTCTTTCGTCTTACATCTACAGAACATTGATAGAATCAGCATTGCTACTGCAATAGCAATTAAAACCCTCGTTATCTTATCAATCAGTTTCATAAGCTACTGAATTACAATCGTTACTTTTTCTTTTTTATCCCAAGCTGTCTTCATAGTCTGAATGAGCTTGCTTGTCCAGAATCGAGAATCGCTAACCCATCCTTTCTTGTCGTTTTTACCGATAAGAATACAACCCTCTGTGTCTTTTGCGGAGTTACCGCTATGTATGCGTATTCCTTCAAATCCTTTGACGTTCAGAAGTAATGGCAACATCTTCTTGAATTTGTTGGAGTAGGTATATACACATTCATAGCTGCCGCTTGGTATTGCAGTTTGCCCATACACCTTTTTTTTCTTGATTTCGTTCAACTCCATACTTTGGTTCAATCCTCTGTCTGTATCTTCAAGAGTATTGCATCCGAACAATTTGCCATTCACGTACAGACGGCTAATAGTATAGCCATCCTTTTTCCAAGCCCTATCAATTAGTATTTCCATTTTTGTTTTCCTCCTCTTTTTTATCAAACTCTTGATTCAATCTCTCCAATATCGGTTTCCAATAACTCGGCAATGCCTTCGCAAACTCAAACCTCAGAATGTAATAAATAACTCTGAATGCAACATTCTTAGGGTACGCCTTAATGAGATTTTTAAACGAATTGCATATATACACATAGCAGAATATATACGTAAGCATCTTAATCACAAATAATGCTTCTGTATTGTCGTTGCAACTTACCATGATTCCATACATGACATACACAATAACAATATACAAGAGCATCTCTAAAAGTGCGTTCTTGAACTTCGATGCAGAAAAGTTCTTGCATCGTACAACACTCACTCCGTCAGCTCGCATACCGCAGAAGATATTGAAGCCAAAGGCGATAACCAACGCCAAAACGAATCCTTCCGTTGGCGTTGCAAAGGCAAGTATAGCTGAAAATATAGTAACACCTATCTGCCGAATCTGTGAAGAATCTAATAAATCTGTCATAATCTGTTATCCTGAATAATACATAAATATAAAGTTTCGGTCTCCGTTTGCAAAGATAGCAAAAAAAACCGAAACTTCATTCAGAATAACGAAAAAAAATTAGACTTTTAAATCATGATACGGCAATCCTCCGTTGTCCAAGAAAGAAATGCACTCATCGAAAATCTTTCTCTCGTAGTCGAGCGTTTTGATTTTTGGAAACCATTTCTTTATCTTTACGTCGTTGCGCTTTACCATCTCACCCCAGAGGACGCACCAGTCTTCAAGATTAATTTTGTCACTCTTAACCTCGTGCCAATAGTCCTTGGCTACATCTTTAGTGTGAAGTTGGCCTATGAGACAAAGATGCATATCTGCCATTTCTTCGTCATAATGACACGCGCCAATCTCTCCCTTGACCTGCTTCATCATATCAAGCATTACGCTGTCGTTCATTCCAACTTCGCAGCAATCTGCCATGATCGTGATGCAGTTCTTGATAGCCTGCATGTCATTGCTAGCTATAATGTCTTCGAATACCTTTTTCATGATCGTATGTTTTTAATGTTACTTCAGAAAATACTCTCTGATGTCGTACACACCATCCTTGTCTTTCAGTAAGTCGAGTGCAAGGTGGTTGGCATACTTAACCAGATGTTCTGTACCAATGTCCTTAACATCTTCCTTGCCGAGTATCTTAGCGATGGTACATCCGTGGTCACTTACGACCTGATTCATTGCAGCGTACAAAGCATAATCATTGTAGTAAGGCTTCTCCTCTGTTGCAAGTCCGAGACCGGTCATAGCATTGATCCATGTCTGCATATCCCAGGTTGCAGGCGGATTCATGCCGTTTACAATCTCAGATGCCTCCTTCTTGGTGAGATAGTTCTTCCATTTTATGGCGCACAGCTTATCAAGATACTCTTGTGCCAACTCTGGGTGCTTGGATGCCATATCATTCATCATGCAACGCATCGTGTTGCCGAATACGTGCATATACTTCACGTTAGTTGATGATGCCATCATTCCATAAAGCTCATCAAACTTACTCATAATCTCTTTTGCTTCCATATTGTCTTGTATTTATATATGTGATTATTCTGCTGTTATCAGACTTCTCAACTCTTCAAAATCATCCTTTGTAAAGCTGATACTCTTCTTACTACCAAAGAGGATAGTCGTTATGATGTTGTCGGGCAAATCAATAACCAAAGCACCGCCATCAATGCGACCCTTAATAAATCCGAAATCAAACTCATAGTTGCTTATATTCTCTAGCATCTGCATGAGGTCAGAGAATATTGTATCAGCATCAATGTTTCCGTCTTCATCGGCAATGAATAGGGTAGCGTTGTCAATGCTCTTGCCCCAACTATCCTTGTGTTTGGCGATGATATTGTGCGATGCTCTCTTCATATATACGGAAGGAATAGCCAATGCAGGGTTCTCCTTAACCATATCACTAATTCTTGCGTCTGCCCACAAATCAAGCGATGTAAGCAGTTTCTCTTTCAATTCTGTTACGTTCATTTCTTAGTTTCTCCTTTCTTTGTTTTGTTGTACCACACAAGGTATTCTTGCCAAGTTTTGTCACTATGATTTGTCATATAGTCGTTGAGCATAGCTGATTTTTGTTCCTCTGCTTGCGCTACTTCTTTTCTTAAACGCTGCATCAAAGATAGATGTTTCTTCAATGCTTCCTGTCCTTGCTGAGTACTCTCAATGCGAGGACGTATGATACGCAATTCCTCGTCTTGTACGAGCTTAGAGACATATTGCAAGCTATTAACGTATTCTTGATTCTGCATCAAGTACTGACGTTGTGCGCCTGTCAGATTGTCCTCAATTTTGTCTATCTCATCCCAAAGTGGGGTGGCGGATTGCTGCGCTTGCATATTGATAGATGCTCGCTTCTGTTGTATTGCTTCGTACATCTTCTGAAGCTCGGCATCCATCATCTGCGGCTGCTGCTGACTTGTGCCTACATCCAATAAAGGGCTGTTTCCAAAATTCATCATAATCAATATCTTTAAAGTTGGTGATATATTATAGAGAGGTGAGAGGGCATCCGCCAACGAGGGCAGACACCCCTCACCAACTCATTTTTTCTTAGTCCGTCTAGCCGACTTCCTTACTGCTCTGTTACGCTCCTGTAGTGGGAGTGGAAGGAGCGGTGCAGTTACAGCCGTAGCTGCCGTAACCAGTAACTACTGGCGTAGAAGGGAGCACAAGCTGACCATCTATCTTGCGGCAACACTTCTCGTTCACGTAAGCCATCATCAGCTTCTCCTTGTAAGGAGTGAGAGCTTCCATAACGGATACCTTCTTATCGAGGTCGCAATACTTAGCTTGCAACGCATCGTACTGGTCTCTCTGATTCTTGTACAGACCGAAGTCCGCATCAATCTGAGACTTGTAGAGATTGAACTCAGCCTGCATTGCACGGCGGTTCTCAGCGTTGATAGCCTCGGTAGCACCCTTGTACATAGAGAACTTCTCAGCGATGTCTGTCTCACGCATAGCGTAGAACTTGTTAGCGGTGTCAAGCTTCAAGCCGAACATGTCGGTAAGCAACTTCACCTCATCAGCGCATTCCTTCTCCATTACCTGCAAGGCGGTTGGCTGGTTGGTATTCGCATTTGCACCATAACCGTTAGCGTTAATGTTCACATTCTCAGGCATGTTTCCATTGCCGAGTGAGCCAAATACACTGCGATTACCGCCAAGTAACCAAGCACCAAGACCGAGTGCAGTACCAGCTATACCAAGACCCAATCCTGTGCCTGCGATACCTTTAGAAGCATACTCATCATGCTTCTTTCCCTCTTCGTAGATTTTCTTCTCTACTACTTTTGCATCTGTCATTTCCATGATACAATCTTTTTAAGTTATCCTTAATATTAACTAACACTATGTAATCGATTACGGATGCAAAGGTACGAAGAATATGGGAGAGCAAACATAACTCTATCACACTTTCTATTAGTATTTGATTATCAATGATTTAAGGTGATAGTAGGTAGTGTCATATCTCGTTACGTATAATTTAAGACAAAAAGTGCGTATATTTTTCGAGGAAATATGTGTGTTTTAGTCTATTATATTGTACCAAATAAAAAAAGAGAGGCAATCACTTACCTCTCTTACTCTTAATGAAGTGCAGAATATCCCACTTCTTCCAGTACCTTGTGTGCCCACGTTTCTTGCACTCGCCGTTCGGAATATCGCCCCTAGCAACCATACGATTGAGTGTAGCATCAGAAACGTGAAGCTTTTCCTTAACTTCCTCGGTAGATAGCATCGGATTGAGCATATCTGGAATAATGTCGCACAATCTATCCAAATCATCATCGCTCATTCCGCAAGCGGTCACCTTCTCTCCGTTTCGCTGTTGCTCATCAGCCTTAAAGCAAGCATCACTCAGCGACTTCAAAGCCGTTCCGAGTATCTTATAATTCAATATCTTTCCCATAATCACGCACAGATTTTTCGTCCTAACTTACTTCGACTGATAAATAAATCCACAAAAGAGTACAGATAGAATATTGCCGTCACTACCATGACGGTGAAGCAGGAATCTATCATATCATTAGTTGTGTACCAACTCCATTCCACGATATGCGCAGCGTTGACTCCAAAAAAGTAGAAAAACGGAATGCGGTATCTCCAGCATAGGAAAAAGAATCGGCTTGCCAATATAAGAACCATTGGCAAAATATAAACCATGAAATAAATGAATAAATAGCATGGAAAATTCTCATTGTTTGTTATGAACATTTCCCGTGGATGCTGGCTAAAATCCCACATTCCGTATGCGTGTAAGCACATAATTATAATTGGAACGTACTTACAGAACCAGCGAAAGAATTTCAGAATCCTTCTGCTATACCGATTTCCGTGTCTCATCAGCAAATCCATAACCTCGCTGATGTCCTTATCTTGCAACCACCTCAGCAGGTCGCTCTCGTCTTCTTTGTTCATAAGCGTTGATTTATAATTGTCTTAGATGATGCAAAGTTACGCATTTATTCGCAAAAATAATGTTTTTTCGGAAGTTTTTGTGTTAAACTTTATAAAACGTAACAATCTGTAAGTTCATTACCTGTTTATTGTTACCAAAATGGCATAAAATGGCAACAAGATTATTATGGTGCTTCACCTGTCTCCATAACAACGTCTCCGTCTCTTATATAAACCTCAACCTCATACCCTTCATCAAGAAGCAGACTGATCTCCTTCTCGGTCGGGATTCTCTTTAGTGTTCTTCTTTTTATCTGATTCATAGTAATTATCCATTAGAAAATCGAAATCCTTGCTATTACGTTTCTTTAGCTTCTTTCGATTAATTATATCTCTCTTGTATTTATTCTTGATACGGACACATTCATAATGACCTTTAATGTAAAGGTGTTTGTAGAACCTTAAATCTATTTCTAGCATAATGCTCTTTCTGATATCATAGCTATCGCAATGTTTCATTAACCCTAGATAGCTGTTGATAGAGCAAATGTAATGCTGTAATTCATCGATTGTATAGTTATCGGGCAATGTGTTCATATGATGCACCAGTTGTTTAAAGTTGCTTACCATACGATTACTAGCATAAATTCTATCACGCTTCACCACCATACCCGTAAACTTAATACCCTTATATACGGATTGCAGTTCTATTTTCCTCGGATGCAGAGTTACACCTATATTAGCAAGGTATTCTCTTATCTTTGGAGCAGAAGCTAGCAATACCTGCTTATTCTGATGTATCAAGAAGAAATCATCTACGTATCTGCCGTGATAATAGATATGCAGTATTATTTCAAGCATCCAGTCAAAATCATTAAGCCAGAAGTTTGCGTCATGTTGGCTTGTAAGGTTTCCGATAGGAAGACCGTGGTTTTTCTTTGCTCCTCGCAACGTTTTGCCTTTAGGCACTTTCGCCATAGCCTCTTCGGAAGAGCGTTTAATGCAGTTCTTTGTCGGGTCGTTCATTATCGTAACACGAGACAAGTATCGCAAGTCTTCTATATCATCCCCTTTGTAGTTATCTACAATAAATGCATCTACTTTATCCGCAAGCTCTTCTCTAGGAATACTCATAAAGAAACCCTTCATATCGCATTTTAAATACCAACACGGCTTAGTAAAGTTCTCTGAACATTCTTTAATATCTGCCGCAAGCTGCCTTACTCCATAGAGTTGACCCTTACCACAGCGACAGTTATATGTCCTATCACTAAAAACTCCTTCGAATAGCGGTTCTAATCGTAGGGCTATATAATGATGAATAACCCTATCACGAAAATTAGCGGCAAAAACCTCTCGATAGACAGGTCGGGAAACAACAAAGGTAATGGATGGCATCGGCTCATAAGTCCTTGAATTTATCCTTTCAACCAAGTCTGTTATATTCTCGAACAGATATGTTTCAAACCTTATCGCATCTGGTGATGATGCCTTACCTTTACGGCAGTCTTCGTAGGCTGCTATAATATATTCTGCCTTTACCATTACTATTATCTCCCTAACTCTCTTAACTAGTGCTGTAACAGGACGAACTCGATTCGAATTGTCAACCTTACCGTTGTTGTTCCGATTGCCATTCGAGAAATTCAGATTCCACGCATTCGTGCCCGAACTCTCAACACACGACCAGTAATTCGTCCGCTATTTTCTCGCTCTTTATTATACATCTTAGCTGCTTCGCTACACCGAACAAATGATGATGCGACTTGACAGCAGCGAGACCATTATTTATGGAGAATCACATTCTATAATAAGCCTTAACCTAATTATACTCTAGCTTTATTCTAAGCAGGACTAACCTTTCTTAGAATTTCCCCAAGCTGTAGCCTGCCTACCGATGATGGTTGTCAATCTGCAAATATCTGCCGCTTGCTTCTCTGAGAATAGCTTTCTCTTAAAGCAAAGGCGAAGGATTGTTTTGAGAAGTTCGAATTTGACACGAAATCCCATCATGTACTGATGTCGGTTATCTGCATACATATTCGCTAGCTGAATGTACTCGAAAAGTTCAAGAGCAACGCTTGTCATTTTCTCGCCTAAATCGTAACGATACATTCTCGGAAAACCAACCTTTATAGCCGTGAGTTTATCGACTAACTCGAAGGTATCCTTGTATATCTGTAAATCCTTCGCTAATGCCATAGATATTTTGACTTATTGCCACTAATTATTCGTGATATTGTTATTATTTATGTGTCCGTAATTCCTCACCTCCCAATCTTGCTTGACCGACCTGCGGTCGGAAAGAGATAAAGGGGTGAAGAGATAAAATGATTAAAATGCTGTAACAGGACGAACTCGACCCGAAATGCCAAGCTTAGCGTAGTCGTTCCGATAGCCATACGAGAAATTCAGACGCCACGCAGTCGCGCCCGAACTCTCAACACACGACCAGTAAAGCGTCCGCTGCAACAAGTCAACTTTCTGCTTGCCAGCATCTTTAATGCGCTGCAAAGCAAGATTGATGGTCTCGAAATGCTGATGAATGAGAGATAAGTCGCCCATCGTTGGTAACCACCAATTATGCTTACCTATCTGACAAATCTTATCGCCCTCTGTTCGATTTGTCATGTAGTTCCAGCAGTATGCTACCGCATACGTTGCCGGATCATCGTTCTTGTAGTAGCTGCTCGTCATGATTCCGGAGGTTCTTACGTTGCCATCAAAGCTATTGAAGTCGCCAGACGTCTGATAGCCGACAGAGCTACTATTCTGCACGCTACCCCATTTCATGTCAGAACTAGGTTCTGTCAGAGCAATACCTAGTCTGTAGCCGCCATGTTGGATAACGATTACATCGGCATCAGCAGACGTGATTCCGATGTTGGCTGTCTGCCATGCCTCAGCACGAAAATACGAGCCAATAGTTGCATACATATCGCCAGTCTGGGTTCCCCAGCCGTCGTTCTGCATCTTGCCGATATACACTCCGTCCTGTAGGGGACGAAGATTTTTCTCGAGATAGTACTTCATGCTTGCTGCTGAAGCATTGGTTATAGCCTGTCCGTTTGCGGCAAGCCACTCGCTCATTTTTTTTGTCTGAATTCCCATAATTATTACTTTTTAAAAATTACTACTCAAAATTACTTATTCTCTTCTCCGTTTCCGATGATTGCGATAACCGCATCAATTACACAGGGAGCGCAATTCTGAACTACAAGGTTGCGGATGATTTCCGCTTCACGCTCGGTGTACTCCGTGTTGGTGTCGCCGTTCCACATCTTTGTGGCGAGGGCTACGCCTTCCAGACCTAGACCATTGCCCAGGTTGTAGATGAGGTTCGCAATACTCTTGCGAAGATTCATTACCTGACAAGCAGACTTGTCGAGAGAGGTATAAACCTCTACATTTTCAAAATTCAATTTCATTTTTATCTATCAATTATTTATCTATCTATTTACATATCTTACCATCCATTCCGTTCCATCATACCAGAACCAGGTTACTTGACCAAGAGTACCGGAATACCAGGTTTTGCCATTTGCGCCGCTGTTGAGGTCGTGGATATTGGTGTTGAGTGCTGACTTGAAGTTTACATGTCCGTTGCCACGCTGAATAAACACATAATGCTGTCCCCATTTCGGGCTAGCGGGCAGGGTCAGAGTTATTGCGCTAGTCTCGTTATAGCACTCGACGTTAAAATTGTAGTCGGATAGCGCCATGTCTTTATTGATGCGGACAAAAGAAGGTCTGATACCTGCCACGTCGCCCGATTCGATAAGTATGGCATGATTACCTTCGAGCGCCTTTGTCATATCAATCTCTCCAGCATCAGCCGTCCAATCGCATTGCAAATGTAGGGCAGCAGCGAAAGAGGCTATAGGCCTATTGACAAGAACAGAAAAGAAACCACCTACATAAATATCATTATCGCTACTGGAAGAAGAAACAGCTGTCAGGCAACGTTGATTCCTTCTGCCCAGTTCTATACAATATCCGTCGAAGTTGGTAAGGGCTGCAAAGTTTCCGAAATGAATATAATCATTTGTAAGGAACATATTGCTGCCCTGACTAGAACCGAGGGCATTCTTGCCGATTACAAATCCGCCGATAGTTCCGCTTACGCTGTATATTTCTCCGGATTTCGTTACCGAGAACGGGGCGCCTGCTCCGGTTGTCGCACCTAACCACAAGGCATACTTATTATCATCGCCGTTTCCGGAAGGTATTCTGTACGAGCCGAAAATATCTCCGGTCGTACTATCTGTGAGGTTGATTTCATTGGAACCCAACAGATTAATCTTGGCGTTTTCCGAAAGGAAGAAATCGGTGGCGATGAAATCCACCGTCATATAGGCTGAATCCCAATATTTGGCGAACTGATCAGAACCTACGATGTTCCTTGAGTCAGACTTGCCAGTGGAGTAATACGATTGTATACATCTGTACCACGTTTTCTTGCCGCTTGTGCCTACGAGAAGCACCGCATCTATGAATTTCTCATCATTTCCTCCAGCTTCGTACTTGTAAGTTGCTGTCTCCGATGCTTCTACAAAGTCACGATGCTGTCGCCATACGGCTCCACTGCTGCCACGTTCGCCATCTACTCCCTGGCGGAGAATGGTGAAGGTGTTGCTGGCAAGAACAGAGAAGGGCATCACGGATGTAGGGGAACCCTGCGTCTTTTTAAGCTCCTTAAGATAATTGTATCTATTGGCTACGACGGTCGGGGCTGAATACCAGAAGAATTTCATCTGATATACGTCTTCCTCCTTAAGGCCGTTGCCAGTGATAGTTCCATAGATGTCGCTGTTCGTATCTCCCGTAAGAACGCCAGAGTCAAGAACCTCGCCATCTGCACCTATCAGGAAGATGAGAAAATCGAAGGTATCTAAGACACCCGAGCAATTCTCGGTCTTGTCGCCCGTATGTCTGAGAAGGCGATATTTGCCTAACTTGGTTGTCAGGAACTTACCTGTCTTGCCGTCAGCAGAAACGGTATTCGTGTCCAGCTTTACCTCGTAGGTTACGGCATCCTTGCCCTCTACTTTTACCCATTTGTACTGGCTCCAGTCGCTAGGGTCAGGACTGCTCACGGTGTTGTAGCAAACACCCATGTAAGCATAAGACAAGCCGGCTGGGTTGGAGGTAGTAAAACCTTCTACGCCCGTCATCGTGCCGGATGAATCCGTCTTGATTTCTGTTGCCCATGCTATATGATAGAAATACTGAACGGCTGAATCGCCAGGTTCACCCTTGATATTACCGCAGTTTACGAATCCGTTGACGATGCCCGAACCCGTTTCACCCGTATACACCCACAGCTCGCCATTAATAAGATAGCAGTCGCCCATCTTCTGACCGGAACTAGGCAGGGCTGAAGATGAAGGTTTCGAGCCTTTAATGTTCACCGATGTTCCGTTGTTACCATCCTTGCCATTGATACGGGTGTAAGCTGGACTAGACTCGTTGCCCTTTTCATCTACCTTGATAACTCTCATCCATAGATAAGGCTTATCCTTTGTCGTAGGGATAGGCATATCATACCAACTTTCAACACCAGGAGAATTAGCAGAACTTGCCACACTCTCCTTCTCGCTGATTCCGTAGGAATATTCCGTGTAGCTGCCATTCGTACCCCTCTCTCCTACAATGCGCATCGGGCCACTCCAGGTGGTGTCAGTGCTTAGTTTCTGCCGCATCCACACGTCGCCCGCAGTGAATCCGTCATGCCAATTTGTTTTATCAGCGGAATATTGGCACAAGAGTGATGCGCCGGCCGTACCATCGGTTCCATTATGGATCACAGGAATGCTGATTATAGCGAGCGAACTACCGGTAGGCCCCGACGCGGTTTCATTAGAAGCGAAGATTGAAACATCTACCACATTGGTACTTGATGGTATCATAAGATGAAAAGAGCCTCCATCAAACGAACCTTTTTTTGCTATAACGTTACTTGCCGAATACCACAGCTTTTCTGTACACAATTCTCGCTTAGGGCCAGTCACCTTATATACCGAACAAATAACCTTGGCGTATCTTCCGCTTGTTGTCGTGCCAATTACCCAGTTACCGTCAGCATCTATGAGCAAAGAACGGGTAGAGGGTACAATCTCGTAAGAGACTGCATCCTCACCGTTTGCCACGCTTGATATATGAAATGTTGCACGAACTAATGTCATAATTAACTTTGTTGAGGATTGGAAATTTCACATACGATCTCTCCATCGATACCGGAGTTTGCTGTTATGAATGGTTCCGGAATAACGAAGACCGTCTTCTTGTCGGAGTCAAGGAATGGAGGTCCGTATGGAGAATTCTCTCCGTTGAGCTTGGTGCCTACCGAATTAAACAAACCCATTGTGAACGAACATCTGCTTGCATCCAGCTTGGTCTCAGAGCCTGCGCATTTCACGTACGGCTTGAACACCATGGCTATGCCGCTACCTTTTACACTGATTGGTGTTGCAGGCTTATCGCTTGTTTCGCTCATCACCTGGTTAGGATAAACCTGGTATGGGTCAGAAATATCATCAACGCTACAGATATCAGCACCATAGACGCCGTCTGCATTCGATACCTCACATCTAAAGAGCGCACTTCCCTCGACCATTGTCTCTAATACGGTTAATACACTAGAAGTTTCGCTGAGTACAGTCCATGTTCCGTTAATCTGCTGATACCATTTGAAGCTGAAACCATCTATAGTAAAGCCTTCGTTAGTTACAACCACGGCTTGTATCTTGCATTGACCGCCCTTCTGCTCAATAGTGAAAGGCGTTCCGGTGTAGTCGGCAGGCGATTGAATCCTAACCTTCTTTGATGATGTATCACCGTAAGCTATAGTCACAGGAAAGTGGGCGGAGAGTTCTGTACTGGTATTCTCGACCAAACCAGTAGCACTCGCCGTGATGGCAAAGGAACTTTTACCGTTAATACCTGTCAGGTTCTTGATAATCTGAAGACATTGTACATTTACGCCATTGATAGTCCTTGTGAGACGCTTAAAATGCCCGGTTTCCGTGCCATTGAATTTGTTTGTAGAGATTTGCCCTGAGAACGTAAGCTCTACACCATTTGCGTACCATTTGATGTTTGCATCAGGAATAGCGATAGACGTTGCACTACTTTCCGAGTCGTAGGCAAGAAACATCAATGTAGGACAGTTTGTACCTCCAAACGTAGGGAATACCGAGTTGCTATCATCGTAAAACTGATTGATATCACCCTGATCGCACTGAATGATGGTATAGTATGTCTTACCATTCGATATACTGATAATTCTGAATGTTGCACTACTTTTCGTCATCTGCTACCTCGCTTTCTTCTTTACTGGTTTCTGACTCGTCATCTCCTCCATATTCCTTCGGGGTATAACACGGAGCACTGCTTGTGCCGTTGATTTCTCCGGCTACCTCCTGAGGGGTAATCAGTGAACCGCCAACCGCAGCACATCTTTCGGAAAGCGTGTTTCCTTCTACCTTAGAAAGGGCAGACTGGAAAAGCAGATAGTTATCGTCAAACGTTCTCTGCACTACCAGATAAGCAGGTAGCAATGCTTCCCTTACCTTCTTTGTTACTTTTACATAATAAGGCATAATATATATATCTTTTAAATGTTAAACATTAATCACCTTCATAATCTCTTGTGATAATCACGCTACCGTCGGCATCGGTCAACCATTCACCTGTATCCGAAACCACAACCTTGTTGGTTCCACGGTTTTCGATGTCACAGAAGAAGTCCTTTCCATATTCCGATGGCAGCATTACTTCCTCGCCTCGGGCTTTCTCCACATCGGTTATTCCGTCCGAAACCTTCCAGGAAGCATATAGATATTTGTTCCAATTTTCTAGCACTCCCTGATTATCACTTACTATCGCCCTTACACAGTTTACATCCGTTGTAGAGCGCAGTCCGTCGCCGCGAATCACGCAGGTAAGCGGTGGGAACTGGCGCTTGATAGTGGTATAAGCTCTGGCGTCGGAAGCCTCTGGTGAACTCGGAAATTTCTTATCAGCTCTGAACATAGCATAGACTACGTATGTCTGTCCATCACCAATCAATTCCCTGTTGATTGTAAGCGATGTAATGCTGCCGTTCTTGCTTTTTACGGTGGAAACAATATCAATGTTGTCATAATCATCGTTAGCAGTGAGTAGTGTTTCCGTTCCTTTCGCGTCACGTCGATACCACATCAGCTTGCATCGCTCATCATTTGTTATATCCGTGGTTCCCTTGATGACAGTCACATTGATGGTTTGCTGCTCGGGCATACGTAGCGGATTATAGGCAACGGCAGTCGGGGAATCAATCATCAGCTCTGAACCTGCCGGAGTCACATCGTTTGTGGTAAGCGGAATGCTTCGCTCGAACTTATACGTATAGCCATCTTCCTCATAGATACCCACGAATCGCATAGCCCTAGGCGCACCAACCGAACCGTTTTTCTTGACAACGAGTTGTCCTGCATAATCTCCGGATGTAATCACCTCGTATCCGCTGGCCGCCGTCCCGCCTTTTGAGTAGACAGAAACGCTGCCGCTCTTTGTTACCTCGAACCACTCAAACGATTTCAGTATACTATTGCAGGTCTTTGAAGCCACAGGAGAGTTCGGGTCAATCAAGACGCAGCGAGGGAAAAGGTTGAGCGGTGAAGCCGAATAATCAGGGAACATGATTCCGCTGACCGCATCGTAATTCTGCGTAGTAGGAGTGTAGCCGTCTGCCATCACTTCGATGTCGCAAAGCATCGAGTAGATAACAGGAGCTTTCTCCATTTTCTTTCTGTTACTTCTTGCTAAAGCCATAGTTTTAAAAATTAAAATTCTATTTCGTATTCTGAGGTTAAAACCTCTCCATCCTTGATTTCTGCCGAGCATTTAAAGATGCAGGGATTATTAGCACCCCAGTTGTCGCCCAGGTCACTGCCAGTAAGTGGCAGATGAATCTGGTCTTTGCGCTGCGCCACCTGCTGCGCCCATTTGTTGTCTTCCGTCGGGTTGCCGGTATCTCTAGTCCATATAACATTGGTTAAATGCTCTGTTACATCATTATTATAGAGAATACCTCTTATCGTGATGATAGTAAAAGGCTGCAATTCCCCGAGATCATCCCTGCAACTGAAGATATAGTTCTTCGAGAAGCGGAATCCGTTGGAAGATGATATATCAATAGAGAACTCCGGATTGCCTTCCACGAATGCCCATCCTGTGCTGGCATATCTAGGTTCATCAGTGGTCTTGTCAATCAAGCATCTCCATCGACATCCGTAATGCCATGTGTCATGCACCTCGGTTGCCGTGCTTCTGTAAGGCGCATCTCCCTGGGCGATTTCCAACGACCATTTACCTCTGTCTACCACGTTCTGCTTCACATTACCTTCATAGTCTGTCTGAAGGATATTCTGTACAGCCAGATACTTGGCGTAGAACGCTCCGTCACGCTTATCAGCAAGAGGATAATCTGCGAAGATAAACGACAGAGCATCCGGCAGCTTACCGATAGCTACGGAATAATTGCTCTTATCGATGATAGGCTTGGTAACATGGTCGAGCCAGACAAGCAATCCATCAGATGATGAGATATACCAGCAGCTCTGCCTGTCTTCGTCCACGGCGTTGCCCCAGCGTATCAGTCGTGCCAGTTCGCATGGAGGATAGTTCTTTTTGCTTGGAACTTCATTGTCAGGATAGCAGACCACGATAATGGTATTTGTAACCGTGTTAACCGATAAAACTCGCAACCACATATCGTAGTACTTGCCATTCTCTGACAAGGTATTGATAGAAGCCAAGACTACATCATTCTCCTTGAACGCCGTAAAGTCGTTATCCCATCGCTTCTGAAGCTTCAATTCATATGTAACATTGCCGCCTTCCGTTTCGGCGGGAATCTCAACTACCGTCTCAACCAATCCACTCTCTGTGAATACGAAATTGCTTTCCATCGCTGTCTGGCGATTGGTTATAAGTTCTTTCGCGATGATTGAGCTCCTTGAAACAATGCTCTCGAACTCAGCGTTGCCCAACTCGTCAATTCTACCACCAGTACCTAGAAGCATTCCTTGGATAAATTCGCCGAAAGTCGCGCCCTTCTTGAACTGCGATGAGTTTTCTGCGATTAGTCCTTGCATGAACTTCTGCACCTTTTCCCAGGTAACAGTTCCTTTTGCGATATCATCGGTTATCTTTGAGATGAAGTGTTTACTTCCCTCTGTCGCAACCTGATTCTTGACTTGTGTAGTTGTCAAGCCTGCACCAGTTCCACCATTTCCGCTTTGGAGTGACGAAATCTGCTGCTGAATCTTCTGGATAGTTCCAACTTCCTTGTCCTCTCGAAGAGTTATATCATAGACGGGAATCTTGCCGTCTTCCTCCTTGATCGTGAGCTGGTCGATTGAAATGGTTCCTCCGATTCTAAGGTCAGCGTCCTCAAACTCCATCAGATCGCCAGCTTTGAGCGTATCATGAAGGCTCTTAATGACTCCTGTATCGTCTGCCTGCGCTTGGTCATGCTGCCTTGCCATGAAAAGTTCATCAACCTTAGGCTGATAGACGTACCTTGTATAGTCATTCTTGTCAATGAGCGCTATGGCATATTTAAGGAGCTTCAGTGATGCTGCATTGACATACGAATCAGGAAGTGTGATGCCGGTAAGAACGAAATGGTCGCCTTTCTTGATAGGATAGTCCTTGTCTGGGAACCAAAGCTCAAGAGCATCGTCCTTGATTCGCTCGATAGTGAGCCTCCATCTCCCATCAACCTTGGTTGAGGATGCCACCTTGAACGTTCGGCCACCGCACATACCATCTTTCATGGAGATTGAGAAATCATCATCCGCTAAATCTTTTATATCGAAATCAACAGCTTTGCTGAGATAAATATCAACATTATTCGGACCAGGGTCGCCATCATATCGGCCATCATCATCAGGAGCAACACCCTCGTCAATCTCATCCACGCGAACGCCACCGATTTCCATCTCTTCGATGGTAGGGTAGATTTCAATAACCCCATTCGTCTTATCGTCTGTATCGAAGAACTGTGATGCAGAACGGAGACCAATCTGCTCAATATTGACAGAATCAATATATGGTCTATGTGGATCAGTAGAGAATCTGTGTCGCTTCCCGGTAGGGTTCACATACTTCTTCTCTTCATCTGTGAGCGAATCATAGAAGTCGCTCAATGATACATGAGGGAATCCAGGCAACATAAGTCTGTTGATGGACATATTGTTCGGGAGATTCTCTGCATACTCCTTCATGGATGACGGAATGACCTTCTTATTAAGACCTGACGTGATGTACATCTTCGTGTTTCCGGGCTTGACCTGCGCAATGAATGCATCAAGCTTCTCCTTCGATTCCTCGTCTCCGCTATCTATCTGTGTTCCCTTCAGCTCAGAGTAGAATCTACATTTGTTGGTGTTGTACACCTGTGTCACGTAACCGGTGATGACAGTCTGGAAATCGAACGTTACCTGAAGGACCCATCCGAAAGACTGCTCCTCAGATTCGCCGGAAACGACGTACTTTCTCTTATTATTGAAATATGTCTCGATATAGTCGACATCCAGTTCAAGCTCGACATTCGTGCTCGCTCCGACAACTTTCGTGATGTTCGCCACATACTTGACACCGAGGTCAGCATAGTAGTGAGATGGGAGGTTCTTCTCGGAACCATAGGCTCTGAGCCTTGTTATGATGTTCTGTTCCGAGTCGGCATTCTGCACAATCTCATATAATCCTTCACCGAGGCCGTACTTGAACATGTGCCCAGCCTGCACCCCCGCAGTACCGACATAGATGTTTCTTCCTCTGACTATGAAGTTCACATCCCACTTCTCGTTCACGAGCGCAAGAGCATCCCAGCATTTCTTCGAGTCGATGGTGATGGACATTGATTCGATGACGTTATCGTTGGTTTCCTTACCGTAAACCAACATCCACTCGCTTTTCAGGGCTCCACGCTGCACGGAACGCTCCATGTTCCTGGAGTAAATCTTCCAAAGACCCTTAC